CGGACGCGGAGACGATTCACGGCATGCGGGAGAAGGCATGCGCATTCTGGTACGACCACGTAATGGCCAATGACCCACCGCCACCGATCCGACTGGAAGACGTCATACGCACCCTATTCCGACGCGAGGTCGACACTATCATCGATGCCGATCCGGAGCTTGAGGGGCTGGTGCAGGAGTTGAAGCTGACCCGGCACGCCGCCAAGAGCTGCAGGGAACGAGACGAGGAGCTGCGTTTTCAGATCGGCGTGCGCGTGCTCGGCGCCGACGTAGTCTCCACTCCCAGCAAAACGCCCAAGCACGTCGTCTACATTGATGGGCAAACCGCGCTCACCGTCAGCTATCAGAAACAGAACCGCATCGACGCCGACAAGCTGCGCGAGGAGTTTCCTGACGTGGCGGTGGCGGTCACTAAGCAGAACGAGTTTTTCAGCTACAACCTACCGAGAGGAAAGAAAACATGAGCCAAGATTTAAAATCCGTGGCCACCGCTGCCCCAGGCGCACCTGCGCGCAAACAGACCTTCCCGCAGATGCTGGAATCATTCAAAGGGGAGATCGTGCGCGCCTTGCCGCAGCATCTGAACGGCGAGCGCATGGCGCGTATCGCTCTCACTGCCTTCCGGCGCACGCCTAAACTGGCTCAGTGTGACCCGCGCAGCGTCTTTGCGGCAGTGATCCAGGCGTCGCAGTTGGGCCTCGAGCCGGACACGCTCGGCCGTTCCTATCTGGTGCCCTACGGCACCGAATGTCAGTTCATTCCTGGCTGGAAAGGACTGATGGATCTCATGAACCGCTCCGGTCAGGGCAGCGCGTGGGCGAAGGCTGTATTCGCTGGTGATGAATTCGACTACGGTCTGGGCGATCGCCCGTTCGTAAAACACAAGCCCTGTGGCGAGAGCAACCCGAACAAGATGCTCTATACCTACGCGGTGGGCTGGGTGAAAGAAGCGGATTGGCCCCATGTGGAGGTGTGGTCGAACGCTCGCGTTATGGCCCATCGCGATCGATACAACAAAGTCGGCAAGAAACACTATTCCTACGAGAACTGGGAGATGTACGCGCGCAAGGTCGTGCTGCTGCAAGTGCTTAAGTACATGCCATGCTCGGCCGAGTTGGCGACGGCAATGGCGCTGAACGATGCAGCAGACCGGGGCAGCCAGGGCATGACCGTGCAGGACGCTATCGAGGGCACATGGACGCCGGCGGTGGACGAGGAGACGCCTCAGCAACAGGCGGAGACGAACACCAAGACAGAAGAAAAAGCGGAAGTGAAAACCGAAGCGGCGAAGGTGTCGACGACGATGCAAGTGGAGTGAAACCGTGGACAAAGTTATCGATCTGGGGACGCAGGAAACCGTCACCGATCTGCAATCGATCGAACGTGTAGCGGATTCTATCGACAGGCAAGTCAGGCGTTTGCTTGGATTGCCTGACGGCGCTCTGCTGGAAGTAATCAACGCAAAGGTGGAGATAACACGTAATGAGCATTGATAGCTGCCCGATCTGCGGCTGTGGTCGGTTCGGCCGGTTTCGCAGGGCATGGTGGAAGACTGGCATACCGACGCTACTGAGAAAAATATGAAACTCAACCGCCTGAAGATCACCAACTTCCTGCGCATCAAGCAGATCGATGTGCAGCTGAGAACGCCGGTGATCGGGCTGTTCGGTGACAATGAAGCGGGCAAGAGCAGCGTTGCAGATGGCGTAAGGTTGGCAATGCTCGGCGATCTTGGGCGCATCAACTTGAAAAAGGACGCCGCGCAACTGATCCGCGACGGCGCCAAGGGTGCCAGCGTGGAGTTGCACAGCGACGCCGGCCTATTCGCGGCCACCATCGGCACCTCGATCAAGACGACTGGCGCATGGGCGCAGGGCGCGGCGATCGATGCGGCGTTTGTCGAAGCCGTGCTCTCACCGCACCGCTTCGCCGCCATGGCCGACGACGAGCGGCGTGCGTTTCTATTCAAGCTCACTGGCCGCCCAGTCACCCGCGAGGAGATCGCCGAGCGCCTGAAGGCCCACGATTGCGACGACGCCAAGACGCGCGTCATCTTGTTGCTGACGTTTCGCGAGGGGTTCCCTGCGGCTGAACGCGAGGCGCAGCGTTATGCCACGGAGTCCAGGGGCGCTTTCAAGCAAGTCACCGGCGACATCTGGGGTTCCAGGCAGTCGGCCGACTGGCGCGCGCCGGTACCGCCAGTGGTGCCGGGTGAACGGGTTGATTTGGATCAAGTGCAGGCGGCCGAGCTCAAGGTGGCCGAGCTGAACCAGGCCATCGGCGCGGCCCGTGAGAAGATCGACACGCACCGGGCCAACCTAGCTCTCATGAACGTGTTACGACAGCAGGCCAGACAACACGCTCGAGCGAGCGAGGCGCGCAATGCGGCAGAGCAGCAATTGAAAGAACACCAGGCCAAGGTCGAACGCGCTCGCGGGATCGCCGCCGCCTACGAGGAAGCCTCGCGCCTATACCGGGCCGGGGTCCGGCCGGTGGTCACCACGTATCCGTGTCCGGAGTGCGGCGTCGTGCTTGAATTGATCGACGCCAAGCTGGTGCCGCACGTCGAGGACCACAACGAGGAGCTGGACATCGCCCCGGAGCCGCCGCCGGAATATATCGATCTGCCGGCGCTCGAACGCGGGCTGAAGGTGCTGGAGAGCGCGGCCAAGGACCGGCAGCGTCAAGTCGACGACACGGATGCCGCGGCGCGGCGGTTGGCTGAGATGGAAGCGGCCGAGCAACCCGACCCGATGGATCTGCCGGACCTGCAGAGCCGGCTCGCCGAAGCCATGGACTACGCCAAGGCCGCGCGGGCGCAGCTGAACGCGCAGGACAATCGACAACAGGCACTCGATCAGGCCGAGCAGACTACCGCGAAGGCCGCCCGGGCGCACCAGGACGTGCTGCAGTGGGTGCGCCTAGCCGCCTGTCTGGGACCATCAGGCGTGCCGGGAGAATTGCTCAGCGAGACGCTGGCGCCGTTCAACGCCCGCTTGCGCCATACGTCTGGCCTGGCCGGCTGGCGGCAGCCTCTGGTGGCGGACGACATGCGGATTCTGATCGACGGGCGATCGTATGGCTTACTCAGCCGCTCAGCCAGGTTTAGAGCCGACGTCCTGCTGGCCGAGGCAATAACTCACTTGTCCGGCTTCCGCTTCCTGCTACTCGACGAGATCGACATCTGCGACATCCCGAACCGCGTGCGGCTGATCGCGTTGCTCGATGCGCTGGCGGGAGCCGGCGAGATCGACACGGCCATCATGCTGGGAACGCTGAAAGCGTTGCCGAAGGGCCTGCCGGAGACGATGGAGGCGCATTGGTTGGAGGACGGGGCGCTGAAGCTGGACGAACAGAAGATGGCGGAGGTGGCGACATGAAGCAACGCGAAATCGCTCGGCAGATTTGGAGGAAGGGCAAGCCGGTGCCGGACGGCATTGTATTGATCGAGATTGCATTGAAGCGAGGGCGCTGTCGCTGGTGTCGCTGCACGGATTCTCGTGCCTGCGAACAGGGCTGCAGCTGGTCCGATAAAGCGCATACGCTGTGCAGCTCGTGCACGTCATTCGATCGTCTAATGCGCTCTGCAACAGGACGCCGCCGGCTGGCGCAGATCATTTCAGCGCGTCGAGCTCGCCGGCCAATCAATGGGACTTCGCCCGCGCTCTCAGGCGCCCAGTGAGAGCAACACTAAACCGCCGGGCAAACGTGTGTGAAAGAGTCGGAACGCGACAGGCGGGTTGGAGTCCCACCCATTTTTATGGAGAGAGCAGGCGATGCCGACTGACTACAGCGTGCCGATGGTACAGCTGCGCAACGACATCGACCCGCTATCCAGGGCACTCCAGGAAGGGCGGCGCGAGGACGCGATCGAGATATCTCAACGCATGCGCCGGTGCGTGTTCGAGGTGATCGCGTGGGCGGATAGGATGATAGAGCAGGCGAGCGATGACCGATGAAAAGATGAAAGAGATTGCGCGAAAGCACTGCCAAGCCGAGATTAGCTCGGTATCAGAGCTTACCGTCATCGCCGCCATCGCCGAAGCCGTGGCGCTGGAGAACGAAAGATGCGTGAAGGCTATACAGAAGTTAGCCGGACCGGTGCGATTGGGAAGCACCTGGCCTACTGCGGAGATGTGTATTGAAGCCATCCGCCAATTCGATAAGGAGGGGTGATTGATCGCGCAGCTCGGCATCGCCTTCTTCAGCTGCAGCGCCATCTGGCTGGTCGCGAGAAAGGAACAGAGCTGGCGCCTGTTGGGGTATCTGCTCGGGCTGATGGGCCAGCCGTTCTGGGTGTACGCCACGATCGACAATCACCAGTGGGGCATGCTGGCCGTATCCGTCTGGTGCACCTATGCATGGTGCATGGGTATCAGGAACCATTGGAATTGACCGGAAGCGGCTATAATGAGACACTGACGCTCCATCAGGCAGCGGCGTATCTGCATATGCATCCGGAGACGCTGCGCGAACGCGCTGCCGCTAACATCGTGAAGGGGGCGAAGCCGGGAAGATCCTGGGTGTTCAGGCTAGAAGACCTGAACGCGTATCTCATTTCGCTGCAAGGGCCACGGGAGCCAGCGTGTCGCTCTATCGCGTCGGTGTCATCTGGTACGTCGATATCGGGATACGCGGACTGCCCCGACTTCGGGAATCAACTGGAACTCATGATCGGGGCGCGGCGCAGCAATACCACGACCAAAGACGCGCGCAACTCTGGCGGCAGGCGAGGCTCGGCGAAAGTCCTGCCGTTCAAGCCACCTTCCGAGCCGCCGCCAAGCTCTGGACCGACGACCGGCCGCGGCAGAGGGAAGACCTCTACCGCCTCCGGTGGCTGATACAGCAGTTCGGCGATCGCCAGCTGGTGGAACTCACCGTCGACTATCTGGAGACGGTGCTGCAGGCCAAGAACAACACCCCTGGTTCCTACAATCGCTACGTCACCCTCATCCTGGCAATTCTGCGCCGGGCCCAGCGTCGAGACTGGCTGGCAACGCTGCCGGATTTGCGACGTCGCCAGGAGCCGCGGGGGCGCATCCGGTGGTTGACGCACGACGAATGGCAGCGCTTGCGCAGGCACCTGCCGCCCTATCTCGAGCAGATGGCGTGTTTTGCCCTGGCCACCGGGTTGCGAGAAAATAACGTGCTCAATCTGGAATGGGCAGAGGTGGACATGGATCGACGCGTGACGTGGATCCACGCTGACGAGGCGAAGGCGGGGGACGCGATCGGGGTGCCGCTGAACGACGACGCGATTGAAGTGCTACGTGAGAGAGAGGGACAGGACGCGACTTGGGTGTTTGCCCTGGACGGCGTGCCGATCTATAAGGCGAGCAATCGGCAGTGGTATCGGGCACTCAAGGCGGCGGGCCTGGAGGGGTTCAGGTGGCACGATTTGCGGCACACGTGGGCGAGCTGGCACGTGGCCGCAGGAACGCCCCTGGAGGTGCTGCAGAAGCTCGGGGGATGGAAGACGCTTAGCATGGTGATGCGCTACGCACACCTGGCGCCTGGGCACCTGGCACAGTACGCGGGGAATGCGATGCAGAGGAGGCGAAGGGCGTGAAGTTACGTCACAGCCTACGCCATATGATTTTTCGGGAATAACGCTAAGTCATTGATTGGGCGGTTAGTTCAGTGGTAGAGAACTGTCCTCACACGGCAGGGGTCACTGGTTCGAGCCCAGTACCGCCCACCAACAAAACCAGGCACTTGCAGGCACAAACAGGGGCAAAAAAGGCCAGTCACGTCACAATTACGGCATAGGGAAAGCACGGGAGAGAAGAGAGAGGCTATTCCTTGGTGAATTCCACAGTGTAGGTGGCCCCGAGCACGAACTGATCGGCGACGTCGGCCTGCGTGGTCGATAGTTGGATCTCGCCCGGTCCCTGCGTCGGCTTGAGCACAACGGTCTGCGTCTCCGCTGCCGGCGCTTTCACTTCTCGGATCACTCGATCGACTATGAAACGCGTGCGTATCATGGTGCCCTCAACACTAAGGTTCCTGCGCCGCCGGCGCCGCCCAGCGCCGGATCGACTCGACGGAGAGCGGCTCGTTCATCAGCTTCTTGGCCCACTCCGGGCTGGGGATGAAGAACCTGGCGCCGCTCTTGGGCGGCAGCGACTGGAAATGCACCCAGGTCTGCGTCGCCCGCGGGTCCTCGCACCAGAGCGCGCACTCGCGCAGCGCTTTCCCGTTGAGAAAGCACCAGATCGCGAGCTCGCGCGAAATGTCGCCGATGTCAATCGCCTGCGCGTCGATATCGGCAGCCTGCGCCGGATTATTTAGCGGTCGCGGTTGAGCAGTCCCATGATTGTCCACTCGTTTCAGTGCCACGGCCCTTAGTCCTTCCCGCTTCCACTCGGCTTTGGAAATCGCCTGTCATGGGTCAGAAGATCGATCTTCAGATCCGAGATCCCTTTCCTGATCGCCATTCGATCCGCCAGGCTCTCGGCATCGATCGCCGCCCGCTCGTTCAATTGCCTCTGCACGTCTTGTAACAAGAGCGTCTGTTCCGATCTCACGCGATCAATTTCCAATTTCATCTGCGAATGCTCGGCGTTGATCTTCGCGTCGACGAGCGTTACGTGACCCGTTATTCGCTCCTCCAAGCGTTGTGTCAGGATGTACCCGCCAAAGAACACCACAACCGTGATTTCGACCAACAACGGGATGGCGTAGGACTTGAGAACGGCAAAGACCGTCTCCTTGTCGGCTCCGCCCACAGCCATCGCTGCCAACCATTCGGGAGTCATACATCCGCCTGTTCCCTGATTACGTTGACGGTGTCACAGGCGATTTGAGCGTGCTTTCCGGTCCCGATCACGATCCCAGTACCGGCCGCAGTCTTTACCGTTAGAGTAAAAGCGCCAGTGGTGTTGTTAAAGACCATCCAGCCGCGTTCCTTCGTCGGAACAATGACGGCGAGGTTGCCGGTTATCACCCCGTTGAACTGGAGCTTGCGATTGCGGCATTCGGCCGCAGTAAGCGTCACGTTTTGATTGCCGGCGACAGACTTCTGCAGGCGCCCGGACATGAAACTTTCGCAGTAAAGCATAGCCCGCTTGAATAGTGAGGCCGTCTCCACATCGCCCTGCTCGATGTATGGAATACCCATATTCGGAGTGAAACTGTTTGTGATGACGTATGCGTTGCCGCTGCCGCTGGTGCCGCCATAGTTGGCGCTCAACGCAAGGCTGGTATTGCTAGGGGCATCGGCGGCCACCTCATACCAGACGTTACTGCCCAGTATGGTAAAGATGTCGCCAGCATGGACTACGCCCTGCCAGACGGTACCCGTGCCCACCACTGCGGTGTTCCCGTTGGTCACTTGCACGGTGCCTGTCTGATATTGGCTCACGCTTCCATCTCCTTATATTCGATCATCGACCTATCGCAGTCCAATTCGCCGATCCGGTCAACAGCGGCACCGAAGCGCCTGACAAGTCGAATGCGTATGAATCGATGACTCCGGTATTGACCGGAGTTGTACTAGTGGAGGCAGGTTTCCGCACGTAAAGGGTGGCGGTTGCATTGGCACGGATGCTTGTAGTGGCGCTAGCCGCTCCGACCTGGCGCAAGCTCTGGGCGAACACCGTAGCGCTCCACGGCGTGGCCGAGTGCGCCAGGAAACTGCCCTGATATGTGTACGATGCGCCGACGCCGATCTTGCTTGGCAAGAACGTGGCGCTATTGGTTTGGTATACGATCTGGTCGCGCAACACGTTGCGCGCGCTCAGCGATGCGCTCATGTTGCCCTCATATCTTCCGTTGGCATCTGTAAAATTTGAAGTCACTATCAGGTCGTATGTATAGTTATATACGATCTGGTAGATTTCCCAGCTACCGTCGAATGGGTTTGCTGGGAAACCGCCACCGCCTGCGTTGACTGTGTTCTGATTAACGCCGCTGACCGAAACGGTGGCGATGGTCCGCGCTTGCGAATCGGTCAGCGTCTGATTGGAGTATTGATACTCAACCGCGCCGAACAACGTGCCGTCTTTGTCCGCCGTCTCGATCCCTAGTCTGCAATCCCAAGTGCCCGCCGATGGGAAATTGACTACTGCTCCGGCGGCCGTGAAAGCGTCCAGCACTTCCGACAGATCGATCCAAGCGCTGACCTGGCTGCCGGTCCAGGTCGGGCCGCCGGCCGTCTTCCAATACAGCGTCCAACGATACATGCGGTGGAAATACTGCCCGGAACCGTTGCCTCGTTTGCTGCGCGCCCGCAGATTTGGCGTAATGCGCAGGCAGTTGCCCGGCGTGGTGAAGGTTGCGACATCGAAAGCGTTCGAGGAGGTGTCGCCGCTGCTGGCGCCCATCGTTTGCGATCCGGTATTGGCGGTAAGTTGCAGCACGGCCACGACATCGAACTGCCAGCGGTTGGCGACGCCAGTAATCTGTCTCACGTTTGTGGAGCCAAACACGACGCTCTGATCCTGCGCGCTCATCGTGCCAGACTTGTATACAGGCATCGCTGCCGGATTTACCGTGATCAACGGCTGTTGTTCCCAATAGCCCGGAATTGCCACAGTCGAGCCACTCGCGGCCGTGCCGAACTCCATCCGGCGCAGATGATTGTAGGTGACATAACTGGATAGAGCGGCGATGTACTTGCGAAACATGATGTCGCCGGCCGTGAGCAGCACATAATCTTGATTCGCGCCGGGCCCCTTGTATACGCTGATCGCGCCGTTGCCATCGATGATGATAGTACCGCCCAGCGTCATCTGGACATCGCTCGCCAGAGCACCGGTCGTAAGATTAGCGATCGACACATCGCCGTTGATCACCACATCTGCGTTGATGCCAACAGCAAACGCGCCGCCCCCCATATCAACCACGCCGAGCGGGAAGTGCGTAACATCGTTGGGATCTTGGATAGCGAACGCGGTAGTGGAGAAGATTAGTTTGTCCTGCGCGTTGGTCCCGGACAGGATCTCGTTCATCCCAGCCATGAGATCGGACGCCGTCTGCGTGCTGGACGCCGGTGTGCCCGTGTACTCAGCGGCACCCGGTGCGCCGACGCCGAATACATCTTCCGAGGCGAATCTTAGAAAGTACGGCTGCTGAGGCGCTAGTCCGGAAATGACGAAGTCGGTATCGCTGCCGCGCCACCCTTCATTGCTCACGTCTGGTGTGAATCCGCTGTTGACGCTGATATAGATCACCACGCCAACATAGTCCTGCCCGCCAAACGCTGTATAGCTTCCGTTAAGCATGCCGAAACCATCGTGGATCAGCACGTCGCTTGGTGCCAACGGCATCGGATTGCTCACCGTAAGGCGTGCTTCGCTACTCACGCGCGCGTAGCGATCGCGCATCGCCACGCCAATGGTGAAGGTGCGCCGCGGAGCTCCGTGTCCGTCGTGCGCGTTTTCCACCAGGGTGTAGGTCCAATGCGGATCGGTCGTGTGTTCTACGCGCACTACGGCGCCGCTCGTCACGTCATAGATGCGGATCTCGAAGTCCAGGAAAATCGGATCCATCGACCCGCTGCTTGCGCCTTGAGGTTCGCTGCCAAGGTCGTAACTCGTGACAACAGCGTTATAGCGCCACGCAAATATGGCGTCTGGACCGTCAAAGATAGTGTCATTATCCTGCCCGAACAATTCCAGCCCGCTGATCACGGGCTGACCAATAGGCGCCTTGTCGCGCACGGTATATGTGCTGCTAGCCGCTGGAGATATTCCGCCACGCTTGCCCACTGCATACACGCGCCCGACATAACTACCGGGGCTAGACGGCAATTCGTAGAGAGTGCCGTTGATCTGCGTTGTGCGATAGACGATGCCGTATTGAAATTGCCACTCTAGGATGTAGCCGGCCACAGTTTGCGCTGCGTCCGTCGGCGCTGTCCAAGATACATCCAGGCGCTGTTCTATCCCCTTTGCGGTAGCGACCGTAATCTCGGTCCAGGTGATATCTGTAGGGGGGGCTAATTGCTCGCGCGGTGGAAAATAGACCGTGGGCGGGCCTTGCAAAATCACGCCAGTGTCTACGGCCGCATACTTGTTCTCGTCGTGCGACAGGGCGGTGACAGAGTAGAGATTGGCGGCATCCTCCACCACGGCCACCACGCGCCACTTGGTGGGCACCAAGTTAACGGATGAAACGATCCAGATAGCGGTTGGGAGCGGGGCCTGACTAAACGGAGCCGTCGGTACCAGCGTTGTGCCGGTAGTAGGCGTGATCGAGCGCGTTTCCAATGTCCCGTCCGGCAATACGCACGTGAGAAGCGCGCCGGCGTCATCGCCAATAATGGTGCCCGCGTCGATCACCACCGATGTAGTGGTGGCAGAGACGATGCGCCCGCCAGCCCGCGTACCGGCGCGGGAAGGGTCGTGGATCTCGATCAAAGCCCCGGGATAGACCGACACACCATCAAGAGCGCATTGGAAACTCACGGTCTCGGTTTCCAGGCGCTCGGTATATAACATCCACAGGCCCAGTCTATGTGCCTGTCCGCGAGAGGTGCAACCGAAAGCGGTGATCGGCGTGCTGACTACGCCATACCGCGCTACGCCGGCTTGATCCTCGACGTACTCTATCTTCTGCCGGCCGAAATCCGCCGGATCGTTCCAGGCCACCAGTGTTACCGTGTGCCGCGCCTTCTGGCTGCTGCCTTGGTAAGTGAAGTTGCCGTGAACGACATTGGCTTGGTTGAATTGATATATAGGATCGCCCGGATGGTCGCTGACCGTAGTCAGATGCACGCCGGTCCAGTACATCATGCCGCGGAAGATTGAGGCCAGATTCTGCAGCAGCGTGTAGGCTTCCTCGGCGGTTTGCAGATAGATATTGCACGTCATGCGCGGCTCGTTCCCGCCGAAGCCGTCATTCACCGTCTCGTCGCAGTATTGCCCGATCGCGTAGAGCGCCCATTTATCGTTTAGTTGCTCTGGATTGAATTCTCCCAGACCGTAGCGCGGCGTGGTGGCCATGTCGTAATACACCCAGGCAGGGTTGTCGCTCCACGCTATCTTGAAGGTTCCATCCCAAGCCCCGCTATACACGCGCGTGATTGGATCATAGTTTGCTGGCACCTTGATGCGCAGCAACTTCCAGTCGTAGGCGCGGCGCGGGACGCTGGAAAGTTGCTTGGCGTCGAACTGCAAGGCCACCAGCGCCGAATTAGGGTAACGGAATTTGCCGTCTATGATCTCCGTGTAGGAACTCCACACCATGTTGTTGACCATGGTGGCGCGCGTGGAATCCGCGGTCAGTTTGCGCACGCGTATATCCCACGGCCCGTTGCCGGTAAGCTGGATGCGATGCGAGCGTTGATACGGCGTAGTTACCTTCGCGCTAACGGTAGCCTGCAATTCCATCACGTACCCTCCGCCATTGTTCTGCAGATCGATGGCGTAGGACACGCTGGTGCCGTGTATGTCTCCGGTATTTACGTCACTGTTGGTTAGTTGCGGGAAAGACAAGGTAATACGCGCCGCTGTGACATCGGCATTGACCACCGTTTTGACTACTGGCGCGGCTGATCCAACCAACAGACCGACGTCGATCTCGGTCTCGATCGCCGGAAATCCGTTGATATAGGACTGAGACTGCGTGCCGTTGCGAGTTTGCAGCGTCACACCCTGAAAGTTGTAGCTTCCGTCCGGGTTCTGGATCGGCGTATCGTTCAGATACACGCATTTGAGCGGATTGGCAACATCTACCGGTCCTTCCACCTCGCCCTCGGAAATCAGATCCAACACGCGGGCCAGCTGCTGCGAACGAGCAGAATCAGGATCTTCAACCGGAGTGCGCTGCTGCGGCGCCGACTCGCCACCGCCGAACAGCCCGCCGCCCTTGGCGCCAACGATGATTTCTAGATCACGATAGCCCATGGCTCTAGAAGTCCTCCGCGAACAGACCGAACGAGATAGTCTGACTACCGGCAAAGACGCGCCCGTAACCGACCGGTACCGGATTGCCCTGGCCGACGGTGTTCACGGCGCCGTTGGCAAACGAGTAACTGGGTTGATTCTGCGTCGGCTCGGTGGTCTGAATCTTGGGTGGCTTGAACAGCAGCTGCGACACACCCATAAGCGCCAGACCCAATCCGACAGCGGCGATTGCTGAGGTTATGGTGGCCGCCCCGAACCCCAGCATGGCAGGCCCACCAATGAAACCTCCAATCGGACCAGCCAGAGCGATAAGAGCCACGCCGATGACGATGCCCCATACAGCGTTTTTCCCGCCGCATATCACGGGCACGATCTTAAGCACCTCCGGCCCCATCGGCTGTACCATGCGCTCAAGGTCGATGATCTGATCATCGAGCAACAGGCGAAAAGGCGCATCGCGTTGATCGAACATATAGCGCTCCCACTTGCGGCCGTAATTGGCCCGCAGGGCGCGCAGAGCCTCGCCGGGACTGTTCACGTCGTAGCGATGCACGCGCCCGAATCGGCGTCCCAGATCGCCGTATAAACGGATCTCTCGCACCATTTTAGAGTTTCACCATGGACTGATGTCTCACGAAACATCTCGAGTGCTTCATCCAATACCCGCCCCAGATATCCCTGCCGCTCAAGCGGCCCCACAGATGATGCAGAATCAACTGCTCGCCCAGATAGATCGCCGAATGGTTGGCGACGTCCGCCTCGATCTGCATCAAGATCACGTCGCCAGGTTGTAGTTCCTCGATGCGCATAAATCCGGCTGCGGCGTAGCCTTGCAGATAGAGATCGGCGGGCGCTTCACCATTGGGCCCGCGCTTCCACCACAGCGGGCGTTGTGCCTCCACCGGAGGTGGGGGTACGTCAATGCCCAGCTCACGCTTGTACCAGTCCTGAACCAACGTGTAGCAGTCCAGGACGCCATACACAAACTGTCGCCCGATCAATGGCGCCTCGTACTGGGACGGTTCTATGATCTGCAGATCGGACACTGGGAAACTTACGGTCACCCACGGCAAACCAGAACGTTCGCACCCCACCAGATCGCCCTGAGATGCGATCGCCTGGGCATCCGGATGGCTGTGCACCACCGCCAGCACGTCGCCGTGCGCCTCGTCCTCGGCCTGCACGTAATCCTCCGGATCGATCGCGAAGTGCTCACCGCCCTCGGCAATGTTCTTGCAGGGCCGATACAACTGTCGTCCACGTCGCAATACGATCAGTCCACACGACTCGCGTTTCCCGGCAGGGCTCTCGTACTCGGCCTGCGCATGCTTGAAAATCGCAGACCGCGCCTCGTCCTCGATGTGCATCATGGCCTAAGCGCTCTTTCGGGTGACCAACCTGCCATCAATCTAGTCCACAGTGTGGCTCTGTTTATGCCAGTGATCTCTGACCATTCGGCTAGGCAGCGGGTGAATCCGCCATACGTCACAAGGTGATTGGTACGTTTGTTCCTTTGCTGTTCCTGCGCGCCAGACCACTTGCAATTCGTCGGCTCGTAATTTCCAAAATTATCGATGCGCTCCAACGTAGTCCCGGATGCACGTGGACCCATGTCCGCGAAGAAATTTTTGAAGGATAGCCATCGATCACAGACCGAAATGCCTCTCGCACCATAGGCGTAATATTTTGGAAATTTTGGATTTCGACAACGTGAAAGCATCATCTGCCATGATCGATGTTCTGGACCGCCATCTAGACCATGTCGATAATTCTTCTTGGTAACTAATTCTCGGCGCAAACATCCGCAAGATTGAGTGTTGCCATTTAATAACTTATAGATGTTGATCTCTTTGACGCATCCACAATCGCAGCGACACAGCCAAATCGCAGCGCCATTCTTTTTGACGCCCGTAAATTCACTCGCCATCAATCGGCCAAAACGTCGTCCTTGGATATTGTTCATGTCAGCCCGCAACCCGGGAATCCTCCGAACGGTAACTCGTCGTTCGGCCAGTTGCGCAGCTTGCAACTGGTGATGCGGCGCCCGCAATTGTCCTCTGCCAGATTGCTGGTTGGTGTGTCGTCGAGTTTGGCGACCGCATTGCCCGTGTAGCCGCATTCGGCGCTGCGATACTTCCATGGACACACGTTCTGAATAATTTTTCTGCGCGGCAGCGTGACACCCTGCACGTCCCACGGCGCTGTCAGCTCGAACTCGATATAGACTTTATTCTCCGAAGCCTTGCGATCGATGTACCAAGTTTCATCCGGCCAGTGTGCATTCGGATCCGGTGTCAACACGCTCGGCGCCCAGACTTCGCAGGCTGTGCTGGCGTTGGGCAATGCAACCGCGCTCTCTACCGTGCGGATGTAAGTGCCCAGACTGTTGGCTCGCTCCGCCTGCAAGCCTCCGAACTGAGCGGAGCCGGTCGCCGTGAGGGTATCGATAGTCCACGCATGCGGTCCGACCGCGGGATATAGCCCGATGCGCAAGATCGTATTGCCTAGTCCGTTGTTGGCGATCACCACCGATACGCGCCAGCAGTCGCTCAGGGTCTGCACCACCACGTTCGCCTCCCCGTTGAGTTCAGCTCCCGTATCGGTGTTGATGCGCAGATTGATATACGGATTGACCGAGCCGTTGACCAGATAAACGTTCATGCCAAAGGTGGGCGCCGTGCCGCCGCTTGTCTTGGCGACGTAGATCGACACGACATAGCTGGCCGTGTCGTTCGGCAAACCGGTCATGTCCTGAGTGACGCCCTCATAGGCGCCCGCGGCGTCGTCTTGCACGCCATCGAGCGTCACGCCCGCTGCCGTGATCATCGATGCAGCCGTTACCACCGGCGTGCCGATAGCGGTCCACACAGCGCCAGGCGTCAATGCCTCGGCATAGCGGCACATATTCGTGGCCCATCTGGGCCCGACCGTCGCGGTGCGCGACGCGCCGTCGTAATCGATCACCAGACCACTCTGCACGCTGCCAGCCCCGCTCACCAGCTTGATCGTCATGCCCACATAGGCGTCATCGTTGGATGCCGCGTCGCCCGGCAACTGGAGCGTCGTCGTCCCGCCCGCCGCTGCAGTAGCCGAATAGGCAATCGCGTTCGCCGCATCCAGGTACTTGGCCAACGTGCGCTTGCGCGTGATCTTGGCTCCTACCAGATCATCGTATTGATGCACCAGGGATCCGATAAACCCATTGATATTCGCGAAGCGTATGGTTGGCCGCGGCAAGGTACCGCGCACGTTGAGCTCGAAGCCGGTGGCCTCAACTGGAAACGGCGTATAGGTATTCCCCTGCCATACAATCGGCCGCATGTTTGCATTGCGCCCTGGATGATAGCGCGTCAACCCGCCGCCCACGGCGCTGGCGTCCAGCTCGTAGAGATCAATAATGGCCCCAGGCGTAGCTGACTGTACATCCGATGCAATGCTCACCTCTGTCTCTCCAATTACTTACATTTCGGGAAACACTATCCCAACGTTCGCCGATAGCACAATGGCGGTTTTGGCAGGGCTGATCGTTACAGTGTTGGAGCCTGTGGTAAGCGCTTGCGTGGTGGAAGAGACGCCGATCGTTTCTATCGTCAGCGTCCCGCTGCTAGGTGAATTGATCTTGAACGTGGCGGACTGAACTGATCCAGTAGTCTGCCACACGGCCAGGCGCGAACCAGATCCCGGAACTGTCATGTGCACTGCTTGAATCACGCCCTTCTTTCTATAGCTCGCATTGTTGGCAGCGTGCACGTGTCCAAAAGCAGCGGTCACTGCCGCCGCCGAAGTTTTTGGAGTAGATCCGTCGTTCAGAAAAACTCCGAAGCTGTTGTTGGACCCACCGTCGGCGCCATCATCTCTGAGTGCATAATAGGTGATATATTCTAGAGGCACCGCGCGCAACAGAAACGGGTATCGGCTGTAATATTCCGCCTGCTTAGCTTGCGTCAACGCATAGAACGTGTTGCCGGTGAAATACCCGGTCTCTGTTAGATGGAGTTTCTTGCCTAAACCCCACTGTGACTTGACGAAATCGCATGTCTGTTTTATCAGAGCGTAAAGCTCCTCCGGTTCTTTCTGAGGCTGCCCGTTTCCATAATAGTGCAGCGAAAATGCATCGACTGCCGCGGCGCACCCGGGGGCAGATAGAAACGCGCTGGTCCAAGCCGAGTATCCTCCGCCCCACATTGGATCTGCAACGGTTGGAGCCGTTACCTGCAAGCCAGCGTTGACAGACTTAACCTTTGTGTATGACGCCGCGATCAGAGCAACGAGATCCGGAACCTCCGATATAGAATCGTAATGAGTTGAAAAATTGGTTAGGTTTGGTTCGTTCCAAATCTCCGGTGAAAAGTTAGTATACCCCCGGGTATACATCTGAGAACATATCTCGTGAACGTAATCAGCGAAGTGCCCTTGCCATATCGCGCTGGTAGAGTCCTCGGCGTACACCGGGCCGTTTCCGTAGGCCATGACAGGAATATATGCAATGTCGTAGTTCTGAGAAGCAACGCGGGCGAGAGCTGCAAAAATCTGCTGTGATGCTGCCGATCCGGTGGGACTAAATACGTAATTACCAGCTGATGGTTCCGCAGTGCCCCAGCTTATGCTGTCGCGCCAAACCCTTGCGTTGATAGAGCGAAGTTTATCCATGTAATTGGATCCAGTTCCCCACCCTTGACCAATGTGCAAGTTGAAGCCCTGGCGTTGTTGTCCAGTGATCCCACGGCTTAGAACGGTCCATCCGGACGCGTCGGGTGCGATGACGGTCATGTTGTGAGCGCCTGTAATTGAGCGTTAGTCAACGGTATCTTCCACAGCTTCAGATTTTTGATGGACCCAAAGGCGCCGTAGGTCGCCACGCTGATAGACCGACCGATGTCGATCTGCGAAGTCGTTGGCATCGTTGCAACAGTGTCTTCTGTAGCTAGAGAGCCATCGGCGCAGAGCTGCACGGAATTTAATTTCCATCTCCCTGCCAATTTAATCGGCACTCCAACAGAAGAGACGGCGCCTAGCACGGACGCTTGCGTGACGTTCCCATCAACAGAAAGCAATTGCTTGTTACTCGCAGACGTAATCCCCGCCTCAATTCGTTCGTTGCCAGTGTTATCGTTCACGGAGACGTATCTGCAATTGATGACCCCGCTCGCGTCAACGTAAAGAGGCATCGCCTCGAAGTACAACGAACCCTGTGCGCCAAAATTTCCGACGCCCGAAAAGGTGAAGACGTCCTGATTGCGAGTAGCGCTAGCCGTGGTCGTCGGAATGGGCGTCGACGGGATTGGAACTGCGGTCTCGTATTGCCCCATGTCGATCGCCACCGCATCGCCAGATGTGACAATGCGAATGCCAACACTTGGATTCGCTTGCGTGCCGGTCACCCAGAATTGCGTCCAGTTAGATGAAATGGTCTGGGTTGTCCAGGCAGTGCCGCCATTGATGGTCAACTGGACGTTGCCGGACCCAGAGATTCTCTTAAGCCAGAAACTTCCGACGCCGACCGCGCTTGCCAGAGTGATCGCCTGCAAGACAGTTGCGTTTCCAGAGGTGGCGGCAAACTTCGACGCGCTGTTTGCCGCGCCATCGATCCCGGTTTGATCCTTCGTAGCCGTCCCATTGACTTTGGTCCAAGACGTTGCATTCGTTAGATCTCGACTCTGTAGGAGCAGATTTGTGCGCGCCGCCTCAGCTAAATATCCTCGATATACATGCGCTGCGTCATAGTAGGAACGCGCAATGCCGGAAGCAACTTGCGCCCACAGCCCTGTAGAAAGGCATGTCCAGGCAGTCGTTGCCCGCGTGAACGTCGCTGGATCCCAGTCCGCGCCGCTGCTCAAACTGATATCTGCTGCCCCGCCCCCAAGATCCGCCAGGTTTACCGCAAACATTGGTGGAGGGATGAGGCTCCCCGGCTTGACGCGCAGAGAATTTACCTGCCCCTTGATCACGATACCAACTCGAGCAATGCCTGCGATAGCGTGCCGTTGGTCTGTTCTATTCCGATAGACTTAATCCGCGTGACACCATCCCAGATGAACCAACCCGATGCCGGCGCGTTCGTCAACAGCCACGCTTGATTGGGATACTGCGCTCCTGTGGGGGCGTCCCATTCTCCTGTGGTTAGCGTAGTGACCAGGTCGATCGCGCTTTTGATCGCGGCGCTATCGGATACGCTGATGCTGAAACCTACTATGATCGCCTCTCCGCTTGGCACCAGAACCCCGGTAGCGCGAAAAGCCACCCAGCCGACCGCGTCGGTAATAAATTGAGTGCCAACGGAAAAATTCGCGCTCGCCTGCAACACCGGCGCCATAAGGACGCTTGATAGCGCTCCATAAGCTACGTCGCCGCCCTGCCAATCGTTCGTGGTCAGGCCGCTCGCCTGATAGAAGATTTTCGTCACCGTATCTAGATAACGCTGGCCTACTTTTGTAGGTGTCACTACGCCGCGCGGACTCCCGGATCCGGTCAATGGTTCGCTTGACAACTGCAAATCGGAAATCTCACTTTTAGCGGTTGCAAATTGAGCGCGCACGGCCGTGGTAGTCGGATTGCCGGTCGGCGGTACGCTCGCGTCAATGGCTGATGTCATGTGTAGTGATCCTCGGGGAGATAATTGGTGAAGCAGGTACGCTTGCGATGTTTCATTGGGCGTCCCAGATCGTCCCGCCGCCATCCCAGGAGCTGACGCCGAAATCCCAATTGGTGCCGACGTAGCCAATCGGAGTGAATACCTGCATAAAGACCGCCATGATGTGACTTGCGTTTGGGGCAACGATTTGCCGGCGCCACTGCTGACAGATGGCTTGAATCTGCACCGGTGAGCGAGGCGGCGTCCAATCGAATGTCACCGCTCCGGCATGCGCGCGAAAGAATGAGATTATGGCGTTGGCGTCAACATCGGTCTTACCACTAAACGTCAGATTCCACACTTGCGCGGTCGGGTTGATGCCGTCCGGGGAGATCTGTTGATAGCCGTCTCCGAAGTTGGCCATCAGAATGTTGGGCGTCTCTGATAGTTCGGCCGCATAACCAGGCGTCCAGGTAAAGGTTGACATGCGCGTTTAGGCTCCTGCGAAGCTGATACCGCCAGGGCGTTTCTGCCTGATCATCTCGGACTGTACGGCGGCGGCGATGACGCGCCCGAGCTCCTCGCCGTCTCGACTGCTCGACTGGACGCTCGACTGTCCGGAACTGGTGACGTTCACTTGCACGTTGACGTCACCCGTCCCGCCGCCACCATCGTTCAACAACTTGACCGGTACGTACCGATTGCCTGACAGCGGGATCACCGCCTCACGTTGGCCTGGCACTTCTCCGGCCAGCGTCGGCCCGCTGGTAATCCCGCCAACGGCCATGCGATTGGAGATGGCAACGCTAGTGCCAGCACCACCAAACAGCCCGGTAAAACCCGCGCCGACCGCGCCACCGGCCGCACCGAAGATGCTGCCGAAGATGGCTTGTGCCAATTGCTGCGCGGCGATCTGCTCCAGACCCTTGATGACGCTCTTGACGAAGTCCTGGAAGGCGGCTGTGGCGGTGCGCGTGCCTTGCAGAAAATCCACGAAAGCGTTGGAGAAACTGTCCTGAAAAATCCCCTGGAAGATGTTGGCGGCCGAGTGTGCGGCTGCTTCCAATCCCTCGATGGCGACACGCATTTCCTCTACGCGTTGGATCATCTCCGGATCCTTCGTCTGCTTGGCGATCATTTCCAACGCATCGGCTTCCTTGCGCAGATTAGCTAGCGAGTCTTCGCGGGCGCGATCAAGCAGGATCTCGGTGTCAAGTGCCGATATAGAACCAGCGGTGCGCAGGTTCTGCACGCGTTGCTCCTCGATGCTCTCCTGGCGGAACAGCAACGTTGCCCGTTGTTGGGCGATCTGAAAGGCCTGAGCAGCCGCTGCCGCACCGGTTATTTGCGCGCGGATGTTGCGCAACTCCGCAGCTTGGCGCTCCAGATTGGCAACAGTCTCTTGATTGCCAAGCGCCTTGGCTTGTTCGATCGCGTTGCGAGTGATTGTCTCCAGAACGGGCAGAGACGCCAGACGCGAGGCATTGATGGCAGCTAATGCGTTCAGCTGATTTTTAGGGTCGGCTCCTGCCTCGGCCAGCTTGGATTGAATATCCAACTCTCGGGCAGCTTCCTGCTCGCGGATAACGTTGTATTCAAACGTGCTGTCGTTCAGTTTCGCCTGAGCGATCTGCGCAGCCTCTAACCGACGCAAATCGGCAAGTGCAGCCGGGCTCTTGTTGGATTGCAATTGAAGCTCGCGCACCCGCTCCTCAGTCGAAATGCGCAAACGAGAAGCTGCCTCGAAGTGACCTTGCTGCTCGAGCAGGGCGACGGTGGTCTGTGCAATGCTGTCGCGAAAGGCTTGTTCGGCATCGATTTGCTTGTCGGCGCTTTCGCGGGCGGCGACCGCGGTACGGGTGCGTACCAGTTCCGCCTGCGCCTGCAATCGTCCGATCTCACCCTGAATCGCCGGCTGTGCTGCCTTCGATGTAGAAGGTGACTTGAGCAGATTCTGTTGCGCCTTGATAGCGATGGCGATCTGCTGCAGCTCGACGTCAGCCGCGTGCTGGGAGATCGCCGAGCGTGCATCGTAATACTGCTGGATGCTGACCAGCCCGCGATCATAAGACGACTGCAGCAAGGCCTGCTGTTCTGCCGCGCCGAGTTGTTCGATCTGCAACACCTTTTGAATGCCGGCGGCGGCAGCAGCGGCACGGGCTTGCAGGGCTTGATAGGCGGCCAGGCGCGCGGTTTCCGCATTACGCAATGCTGCCTGCTTCCGCGGTCCTTCCTCGGCCTTAGCTGCTTCCGCCTGAGATGCCGCTCGTTCGGCCGCCGAAGTAGGTTCCACCACCTCCGGGATCAACAGACGTTTGCGATCCTTCTCGAACAGCGACAGTGAACGAGCGAAGGCCAACGCCTTCTTGTCCAGCGTGTCGGCGCCCTTGAACTGCTCGATGTCAGAATCCAGATCCTTGAGCGCCTGCGTAATGAAATTAATGCCTTCGGCCGCCGCTTTTCCGGCACCAGACTTGCCGAGCGTAATGAGAAATTCCTCCCAGGCCTTGGATACTGATCTGGTCGCGCCGTAGAGACCGACATTTTCACCAGCTGCACCGCCGCCCAGGGAATTTTGCAGTTCGTCCAGGACGATCTTGGCTCGGCCGGCGACGTTACCGGTATCGATGAAATTCTGGATCAAGTCCTTTTGACCCTGATTCAGAACGACCCCGACATCGCGCAACGCTCGTAGCGAGCGTAGCGGATCCTCGATCGCTCGACCTAGCAAGTGCGCCGCATCTGCTGCGCTGGTCTTCTGAGCGGTGGCATACTCCAACGTCACCTCGAGCGCCCGCTTGTAGACATCGTTATGGATGTCCCGGAATCGCAGCAGCGTCACCTCGGCTTCGCGGATATCGGTAGGCGAAAAGGCGGTGCTCTTGGCCAGCGCATCAGCCATCTCGTTGAGCTCGTCTTTCGTGAGCCCCGCCGCGTAGCCGGTCGCTTTCAACGCAGCGGCTAGGCGATTCTGCGAGCGTTCAAATTCTATGTTCGCCGTGACCGCCTCGCCGATGAATTCCTTGAGGCCAAGTCCAACGCCAATGGCTTCAAGCGTATGGCGCAGGGACTCGAATGCACCGGAGATTTCGTCGGCGCTTTTCTTGGACGTGTTGACGGCTTGCTTGAGGTCGGACTCGAACTTGGCGAGTGAAACGTTAAGATCAACCGTTAGGGTCGTAAGTGCCAATGTCATACCCTCCGTTTGATCAACGTGTACCGCACGGTATGTATGAGCAGACCCAACTTAGAAAGCGCGTCGAGCCTTTCGCCTAGGACTTTTCTGCCGGTTCGTCTCAGCATGACATTCAAATCACATATGAGTGCCTGGAAATGATCTCCGCCTATTTCTTGCAGCTCTCCCGCCATGGCCGATCCGTGCAGCAGGCGCAGCAGCAATTGATCCGCCAACCCGACTTTTTCCGCCTGATCCGTGGTGACAGCGCTCCCGAGTCTCATGAAGTGATACCAATGCGGCCGGTGCGTCGGGTGCTTCAGCAGTTCGCGCGCCACGCAACGCATCATCGAATGCCAGTGGGCATCGGCGGATCTGCGAGGCTTGCTCATTGGAAAATTACTCCGTCTCTTGGTTGCGTTTGTGCCAATCTCGTATCTCGGCTACTTGCGCGATGAAGGCGTCCAGATCGGTGATGCCGTACAGCTCCGCTATGATCGGCAGAGCAACCCAGTTGATCTCGCCGCCCATGAGATTCCAAGCACGCAGCGGCAACATCGCTTCCTGCGGTGGTGGGCCTGGCTCGAACGGCTGGGTCGTGGTGCTCAGCCAGGCGTCGAGTTTTTTGTCAGTGCCTGCCGTTTCTCGTTGTAGGCGACGAACTCATCCATCAGAGCGGTGATCAGCGGGCCGAATAGATCGGAGCGATCTGCCAGCCATTCATCTCGCACCGATTCGCTGAACGACAGCGGATGCGGATCGCCGCCGTTGAGCACATCGCTTTCAATCACGTTGCTCCAGCCGATGATGAACGGCAGAAAACGGGCCGTGCTGGCATTGCTGCCGTCCGGCCTCGTGGCTACGGTCTCGAACCATTCGACCTCGGTGGGCCGGCGCAGAGTAAAACTGTGACCGCCGACTTCCTTGGTGAACTCTCGAGCCTTGCGGATTTTCTCCGACAGTGTTTTGGGTTCCATACTCCTCCGTGGTTAGCTTGCATCGATGGCGGCGTCAACGAGAGTGACCGTTGTATGCTGCAATGCATTACGCGCTGTAATACGTGGGCCGTCCGAACAAAGTTATGACGGATTTTGTCGTGACAAGGGCTTGAGCGCTCCCGCCAGGCAACAGCGATGCACCGACGTATCCGTTGAATAACATTAGCTGACCTCCGGACCCAAAAGTAAAACGGAATGCACGTTGCGACTGATTGTCGGCCGCCACTTTCATGGCCAGCAATCCCGCATCGCTCACGTCCCAGATGTTATCCATGCTGAAACTTGATGCGCTCGCGAGGCCAGGCACCTGCGTCTTAGTGTTGCCGTGAATCGTGGTCGTATCGATAAAGTCGAAGTCACCGCCCGAGCTGCTGATCGTCGTCGCAGTCGTTATCGAGGTGCCGTAGGTGATCTTGGAGAACGTGCTGCCAGTCGCGCTGAAAGTGTCATACAGTGTCGTGTCCTCGCCCTCGAGCGTGAAGTTGGCACCCGACACCGTCTTGACGCGAAACACGCGACCATCCAACTGGAACATGCCCTGCACCGTGAGCAGAACGAAGTCTCCGTTGGACAGCGTATTGGTCGCCGTCACGACACCTTCCGATGCTTTCGAGATAGCGGTAATCGCCGCGGGCGCCGCCAGGACGGATTGCATTGCGACCGCGACGTTGATCCATTTGCGAGCTAGTGCCATGGTGGCGCTCCAAAAAAAAACGCCCCACCCAGGAAACCCTGGGCAGGGCGCGTTGTTTGAAAGAACGCCCGCTCGAATCAGCGGGCGCGATTTATTTCAGTGTTATTCCCAGACGATGCAATCGATGATGGTGGCGTAGGCCTCGGTTTCTGGATCGTAGCCGGCACGGCGGTCCTGGCTATAGCAGCCGGCTGTTTGCAACGCATCGGCTGCGACTTGCGCGAGTTGATCGGCATCCATTCGATCAGACGCCCAACAGGCGATCGAGATATTCGCCGCCATAGCGGCTAGACCTCCGTCGATGGTATACGTGGGCTGCGAGCTGGACCGATCGAAGACGATCAGCGGCAGAGGTTCGCCCTGCGGCGCTACATCCGGATAGACGCGTTGGGCTACCAACTCCGCTACTGCGGGCGCATCGATCAGCGTCTGATAGGTAATGCTCTCGGCGCTCATACGCGTTTGTTAGCCTTGGCGATGCGTTTAGCGATCTCGGCCTGGAAGATATCGAGCACCTGGCCCCATGTGGATTCGCCGGCTGGTTTTAGGAACGGCCGTGCGCGCATCTTGGAGGTGCCGCGTTCCAGGAACTTGCCGTAATACGGGTCCTGGCCCTTTACTCGCAGCTGCACGCGCGTACCCTTCACTCTGCGGGCGCTATCCTTGCGAACGCCAACGAAGCCGCCGATGACGCCGCCCTGCCCTCGAAAAATCCTGCTCTTGAAAATGCCAATGTGAGCGCGCAGGACACCGGTGCGAAACGCAGAGTTGCCTTTCGCCGCGTTCAGCGTAGGACGCAATGCGGCACGTATGGCAGCGTTCACCACCTTGCGCCGCATGTCGCTAGTGAGCTCCTCGACGGCCTTCCGGAAGTCCTGTATCCCGCGCACCTCAGCCATTGCGCACTCCCGTCTGGCATTCCAGATCCAGGTAACGATGCTGATCGATATCGATGATGTCCAGGATGTCGTACGGCCGGCGTTCCCAGATCAGACGCCACTCCGTCGATAGATCTGGCCGGTATCGAATGCGAAAGCGCATAGTCGTCTCGGCATGCTTCTGCTGAGCAACGATCAATTCGCGCCCGGAGAGCGCCATGGCTGAGCCCCATACCGGCAATTCGTCTATCCAGGTCGTCACACTGCCGCCCACGGCATCGCGCGTCGTCTCACGGCGTTGCAGCATAAAACGCCTGTTGAAGTCCCCTGGATCCATGGATCAGATACTCACCACGCGATGGGAGTCCAACAGGCCGTCGATAAACGGGTTGATGGTGAGATCACCGCGCTCACGGGTAATGGTGCGATGCTCGTACATATCGGCGATGGCGCACAGCATCCATTGTCGGATGTTTTCCGGCACCTGCGTTTCGTCATCTCCGAAACCCACGCGCACGGCTATCTGCACCGCCCCTAAGCGCTTCGCGGTGGCAGGCCACATCTGCCCATAGAGCGGCATCAGGCGCGTGCGCAACCCGAAGGCATCGCTCTGATAGCTCATGGAGTCCATCGTGATCAAAACGTTGTTCTCGTCGTAATACTTCAGCGAGAGCACCTGCTGCACCGGTACCAGCGGAATGGTATAGGCCTGCAGATAAGACGCGCTGCTCGAGCTGGCCAAGCAACCTGGGAAGTAATCCAGGGCAATCGCCCAATCCTGCGTGATCAGTTTCTGATGCAGAGCGGTCTCCGCCAGGATGCGCGCCGCGGTAATGGCGCCAGCGATCAAGACATCGTCCTCTGTGATGTCCTCGTCTAGCCTGCAGTGATCGCGCGCCGTGGTCAAAGAGATTGGCTCGACTACAGGCGGCACGCTGAGTTTCAACTGATAGCGTTGCATGGTCAGGTGATCTCCAGCCAGAACGATTGATCCGCCTCGCGTCCGCCAGGCGCCGTGACAATGGTATTGACGATGAGATAGCGCTTGCCCTTTATCGCGTTTTGTCCGTCGATCCAACAGACGCTCATGGTCAAAGTGAAATCGGCTTGCGACATGATCAAAGGACTAGGAACGCTCCAAACGCTCGAGCCGAGTTGATCCCCGCCGCCCTGCTTGGACAGCCACGGACTCCAATCGATTGGATAGTCCAGACGCTCGCCCACCTCCATGGTGGTGTACAGACCATCCGATCGCCGGCGGAACACGTCTCGATATACAACGGTCATGATCCATTGTTCCTAGAGTTTTTCACACGTCCACCACAATGAGGCGATCAGAGCCGTCCACCGTGATGGTGCGATTATCGCCGTCTACTGTAATTACGGGCGTCCATACCGTTCCGCCTTCCACGCGGAATCCGTCTCCAGCATGCACGCTTTCAATAAACGACGGCTGAATGCCGATTTCAGAATCCAGCAGATCGGCCACGCCTACGCTTTCAAATACGTCTGCCGTGGTTACGCGCACGCAGTCGAAATCTTGCTCGGCTGATGCGAGCTCCACAAACCCCATGCCGGCCTGATGGGTGACAGCAAACAGGCTGTCCGCGCGAACTGCGTCCAGGAATCCAGTTGAAGATCCGAAAAAGCTATCGAAGATACTACCCGCTGTTATCGGCTCGACTACGCCGGCACCGATTGCGAAGATAGCCGTTGCCGCGAACGGAGCATCGACTGCGCCGGTTTCAATAAAATGATTGGCGGCCAGGATCAACGCATCCAGATCGGTCCCCGCAACAGAGGCCTCAATCACAGTAGCCGTCGCCTCTAGCAAAACGCTAGTGCTATCCTCCGATAACGCTGATTCCACGAACTCCGTTCCAATCTCTGGTATTCCATCGGACGTATCGTTCGCAATCGAAGATTCCACGAAATCAGAAACCAGGTTGTATCCTCCGATCAGCGCGTCGACAACATTAGCCGATTCGCTGAAGGATACCGGCGTATCGAACGTCTGCGTCATTACGTCAACCGCTGCGCCAGATTCGGAGAACGCACCCTCCGTGATCTCCGTTCCAGCAAGTGCATGTACTGCCACCGCGCTTTCACTGAATGTTGCGGCAAACTGAACCGTCGCGGCTACGACATCTGCAACTATGGCTGGCTCGAAAACTACAGAACCGGTCTGGAAGTTAAACGACGCAGCGCTGGCGGCACTTTCAGAGAACGCAGACAACACTACGCCGATGGCCTGGAAACTATCAAAAGCTGCCAGTTCGGAGCTGTCGAAACTATCGACCACGCTCACGCCATCGATGAACGCGGCTGCCGTTTCCAAGACAGCGCTCGGCACGTCAGCGGCATCGGCAGATTCCACCAGAATGGCAAGATCCACCGCGCTCGTGACGAAGTCATCGGTGACGCTTATCGAATCCGTGAAGCTGTTCGATGGCGCGATGGTGGCATCGCTATTGCTGTCGGATGCGGCGGACTCCGAAAAGCTGGACGTTATCGCAAAGAGCGAATCGAACGTGTCAGCGGCCACCGTCGATTCACTGAATGTGGCAGCAGGGGTGGTGGTCCCGCCAACGTTGATCAGATTCGCAGTTGCTACGTCGGTAAATGTCGCTGCATAAGTGCCGACGCTAGCGGCGGTGATATCTACTGCACTAGACTCAGAGAATGCGGCCGCGTAGACCGCGACGCCCGCCACCGCATCGGCGCTCGTCGCCGACTCGTTGATGGTGAGCGTGCTAGAGGTGACGCGCAACAACAGACCAATACTCGGCAACGGTGCCGCATCACCGGATGCGCCGCTGATGAAACCATCGCTCGGAAAGTCCGACGCGATCGAATCGGTAAAAACAACCGGATATATCGGCAGGCCAGTGCTAGTCCAGTTCGCCGTGCCAGATTCTAAGAAAGCCGCGACTGCCGTCTGCGCTGAAGAGACGGTATCGGCAGCAATTGCGCCTTCGGTAACTGCACCAACGTTAAGAATGATGCCGTCGTTTGTAACGACGCTAGCACCAGTCTCCGAAAATGTATCGCCGAAGATGAACCCGCGATAGAACGTTTCGACAGCCGCCGCGCTCTCGGCAAACGCCGCAACAGCAGAAAGCGCTGCTGCTGCATTGTAGGCAGTGGAGGTGGCCGTTTCCTGAAATGCGGCGCTGGTGGTGGCGAGCACCAGGCCCAGCGACGGCAGGGGCGCTGGCGCTTGCATGCCCTACTCCTTCACATAGCAATCAATTGGAACGGCACGCGCAATCCATGCCAATTCGGCAGCTGGAATCCCATCGCGCAATATGCTCTTTGCGACCATTCCCACTATACCTCGATATAGGTCAACGATCCTGCCACGAAAAAGGCGCCGTTCAACGTCATGTTTAGCAAGACACCAGCGGCCGTCTCAAACCAACCGACCGGGTTAAATGGGAGCACCATGCCTGTATTTGGTGCCAGATACACACTGCCAGATAGATTCGTTCCGCTAGCCCCAGATTGAAACAGCGCGTTCACCGTAGAGGCCGAGTTAATCCACAATGACACTACCCTTATTTTTTTGGAAGTGACGGCAGCAACCAGCGTGTTGTTGCCGTTTGTATTTACGCTAATGATAGCGAACTTCGGTGTGCATACCGCCCCGCCGATCAACATCTGATTGGATTCTTGCGACGCCCCTACCGGCAACGGCGTGGCCAAAGCGGCATCGGCGTTGCCTGTCGAGTGCACCGGTATGAGACGGGGTATTAGAACACCGCTGTTGTCCTTCGCCGCGAACGTGCTGCCGCCTGATCCCGCGTTTGCCACAAAGTTGTCAACGAGCGCGCCCTTGATTCCATACTCACGCTCGGCACGGCGTCGGGACGCAACGAACGAAAGATCGAGCCCATCGAAAAAGCGTTTCATGTCATCCGACTCCCATCATCATGCGTGATTTGTGCCCAGAATCCGCGGCAAGGTCTCCGCCGTTCCAACTCTCCCACCCAAGCGCGTTGCTAAACGAATAAATCCCTGGTCTGCCACTGGTGAACGGGGACGATGAATCCGTTATGGTGCTGATCAAGCCACCGTTGTCGTAGCATTTAATAGTTGTTGTGCCCGAGCCTGTTGCTTCAATGCGATAGGTGTGTGCATTCAGGTTCCCGCTTCCGAATGTGCCAAGCGAATTGAAGGTGCCGTTATATTTGTATAGGGTGAACAGGCTTGCGGTGCCATGGAACAAGTAGCCCTGCTGGACGCTCGTGCTACCTCGCACCCATAAGCCGCATTCTCCTTGGACAGTGATCACACCCTCGGAATACTGATTACCTCCGAATGAATCTGTTACCCAGACAGAGCCGCAATCGGTGGCGTCGACGGATCCGGTCGCGAACGTCGCCGCGCATTTCATCGCGGTTAAACCGCTCTGCACCGTCCAGCCGTTGGCCAGCGGGTTTTCGGTTCTAGTGAAGGCGTCCGAAGCTGTTGTCATATCAAGCTACCGTGAATGTACCTAGCGCCGTGGTTGTGTTGGCTTTGATGCTTCTAGCCCATCCGTATGCGTTTCCTGTTAACAGAGAACCCTTGCGAAATTTGAACGTAATCGCACTGCTGGTGCGACTGACGCGCGGCTGGAAAGCAAATCTGCTGCTGTTTGCGTATACGTTCGCGTCCGTAAACACAATCTGTGTGTCATCTGTGGTATGCCGGTCGTACATTACATCGGCCCAATACATCCACTGTGTCGGCATCGCGTGTTCCCGGGCGTAGCCTCCGTATGCCTCGCATCGCGCAGTTCCGGCATAAGGGTCTGTGATGCCGGTGTAGTTGAAAACTTGCTTCAGCGTCCTCGATCCAGGGGATGAGGTATACGACTTGATGTAGCCGTCGCTGGCGTTGGTGAACTTTATCCACGTTTCTCTGTACATCCATACTGCGGTTGGATTCGCGGAAGAATTCATGAACGATTTTCCCACGCCAGTATATAGACCGGTCAACGTAGAATCGTCGTTCCATCCCCCGTCTGTGACATCGTCTGTATTGTTCCAGAACGATCCTGGGTAGTTTAAATCCTGTGGCGGAGCCGCCTGATAGCTGGCATACCAGTTATTAGGCATGGGATATGGCTGTGCCCCCCCGCCAAAGGCAAAGAATTTCAAGTTATGATCGTTGGATTGATGCACCCATCCAGGATCAAGTCGTGCATACCAAGACCAGAAAGTGTAGTAAGGGTACGCCGGGCGCGTGTAGGTGTGACCAACGATAACGTCATAGCTGTACGCATCTGCTGTAGCGGCATTCGCGCAACCGCAGATGTACTGGGTTAGATTGTTTGCGTGTGGAAGAGCAACCGTAGCTGTAGGAATGTCTGCACTCGTTGGGACTCTACGTTTCTCAACCCATTGCCCCGTCGTAGGCGCGTGCCATGTGTAATTCCACAGATTTGAAAGATCGGCGGCGCCGCTACAGTCATCGAATATCGTTGTCGTAGCGCTCAAGGTATTGGATATGTTGACGCTCGCGTTCTGACCATCTATCAGGGTACTTCCACTCGTCGCCACCCCGGCCGTAAAGCTGGTGAACCCAAGATCGGTATTCGGAGATGCCCCTCCACCATCGATGGTAAAAAATCCAATCCCGGGATTACCAGTCGTGTAGGGTGCGGTTCCAGAAAGGCCGACAGTATCGGTGACCGTTCCTTTTAGCGTGGCATTGACCCAAACGCTAATAGTGTTTCCGACGATCTGCGCTTTTAGAACGTCCCCATCAACAAGCGGAATGAAGCCACCGGAAAAGTTGGCGATCTGGATAAATCCGCCGTCGCCAACGGCCTGAGCCAACGGACCGAGCCACTTGACGACCCACAAACCGCCGTGGTGGGCGAAATCGCACTCGTAGAATTTAGCGCTATGGGCCGAAACGGTGGCGCGAAGCAGTAGCTCTACTTCGTGATCTACTCCGATCAGGCTCGGATTTCGATAGACAACGGCGGAGCATTGCTGATCCGCCGCAAAAGCACCGTTCAGAATCGCGAACGAATCGTCGTAGGCCAGTGGGCCGGTCTGCGTGCCAAACGCGCGACCCCCGACGATCTGCACAGCACTCCAATCAAGACCAGTGTTACTCCAAACCCCACCTTCTGAGATGGGATTTTCATTAGTGTCGAAGTTGGTTACATAGCTGGTGATGCCTCCGGCTATTCGCGCCCCATCGAAGGTCGTAACTGAAGATCCAACCTCCGAGAACGTCGCCACTCTGGCAACTACGCTGGCAGGAACATGCATGCCAGACACCGTCTCTAGGAATATCGGATTCGCATCCGTCTGCCCCGTAAATGGCGCCATCTGGATTACTCCGGATTAGGTGATTTGCAACGTGCCGGTGACATTAAGCGTGTCACCGTTGCCGACTACCTTGTCACCGCCGGAGAACACACCGGCGGAGTACAGCGTGCCGGAAGTGCCTTCCTTCGTGCTGTTGCTGATCACGAAGCAGCCCTTGACGGTGCCGGCGCCGGTGATCGAGAAGGATGAGGCGCCGGAAGTGGCTTTGCTGACGGTGCCAGCTCCAGAGGCCGCACTCCAGCCCAATGCGGGCCGGGTACCTTGCGAGTAGTTCGGGGCGTTGGAAGACGCAGCTTCCTTCCAGCCGTTGCTGCCATTGATCTGCGCCGCCGTATTGGTCGCCGCGGTGGTCGAATAGGAAACGCTTGAGATCAGCCCGCAATACCAGGTTGCCTGCTGTGTGCCGCCGCCAAACATGACGTCAAGCAGCAGCGCCTTGCCCTGATCGGTGACTGTGTTGCGGAAGACATCCGTCCACTTGCGCTCGACCGGAATGGCAGCCAACTCCGCGGCCAAGTCAACTACATCCACGTCCTGATCATCGCTCGTTGCGATCGCGTCGCGCAGAGCGCAATAACGACCGCGCTGATCCTCGATCGGCCCGACGCACTCCCACTGGTAGTGAATATGCGGCGCTTCGATTGCTTCGATGATCTCATCATCGATATGCCCGGGCTCGTCTCCAGTCTTCATGCGGCGCAGATGCACCGCGTCACTCGTGTCGGCACTCGACACCTTGCCAATGCCTGCTTGATCGTGGTGGTCCATAGCCGCCTTGCTCCTTGGGAATTGAGAAAAAGAAAAAGGGCCCGGATCGCTCCGAGCCCTTCTTGGTATTGGATGGTCTTTCTGGGTAACTACTTCGTCTCGACTACAGTCGCGAGTTGCAGATCGCTTGCCACGCCATACTTAGGCGCTACAGCGAGCACGATAATTGCCATCGGGCCGCCGGTGCTAGCACCCACGACCCCGAACTTTCCATAGCGCGGTTTAGTAGCCGGCATCTCTGCACCACGGATGGTCAAAATGATCTGCGTGTTGTCGTTCGCGGTTGCGTCTGCAGCCCGCTGGGTGGCCGCTTTGACCGATGCGGTTGGATTGGCCCCGTTGGAATCGCAACCGACAAACCGGAAGTCAACAGTAGAACCAACCACGATGTCACCGCACATCAAAAACGCGATGACCTGATCATATTTGCTCATGTCGACCACGTCGGTAAAGACCTCAGCCGTTGTAACAGCGACCGGGTCCAGCGTGGCGACCACCGGAAGAATAGAACTGGCTTTGACATTGATCATGGTGGCGACCCCTTACTTGGTTTCGACGACAGTCGCGAGCTGCAACGCGCTGGCAACGTCGTACTTGGCAGCAATACCGAGGACCAGCACCGCCAAAGGTCCGCCGGAGCCAGAGGCGACAATCCCGAACTTTCCATAGCGCGGTTTAGTAGCCGGCATCTCTGCACCACGGATGGTCAGAATGATTTGGATACCGTCATTGAGCGAGGCATCCGACGCGCGCTGCGTGGCCGCCTTCACGGACGCGGTTGGATTGGTCCCGTTGGAATCGCATCCAACGAAACGAAAATCGAGCGTTGATGCCGCCATGTCTCCAGTAGCGGCAAACGCGATGACTTGGTCGAATTTGCTCATGTCGACCACGTCGGTAAACACTTCCACGGTAGTGACCGTCTGCGGATCAACCGTAGCAATCACCGGCAGGATGGAACTGGCTTTGATGTTGATCATGTGAAACTCCTATTTGCTAGGGTGCTAAGAAAGTAGAGAAGGGAAGCGCCCCACCCAAGACGAATAGGGCGCCCAAGGAACCACCGGGAAGGTGGAGCTTACGGCCGGCCGCCGAGCGTGACGAACGGAGAGAGTGTGTTGCTGCCGTTGGCACGCGCGACTGCAGCCGACAGCCACGGCTGCCCGCCTACGCGCAGAATGAACCGGAACGCGAGCAAGTCTTTCTCGAATTCCACATGGATCGACATATCGAAGCGCACGCCGCCGGTCTTGATCAGCGCCAGATACATCTGCAAGTTCGCCAGGATGATGTCGCCGGCTGTACCCAGCGTCGCGCACGCTTCCGTGGCAATCATCGGACGGCCCATCAGCGTCCCGTAAGGGGACGCTGACATACCGCCCGGCGGCATGTAGAGCGGATAACCACCGCCGACGTTTTCGGATCCGGCCACGTTGGTGACCTTGCTGACCATCTGGAACAGTTGAGGCTCGATATCCTGGTTATAGAGCCAAACCGCATTGCGACGCCATGTAGCGTGCATGCGCGCGTACATCTTCTGAACGTTCGCGGCCACCAATGTGGCATTTGGCTGCGAGGTTTCCTTGGTGATGGTGACCAGTGCCGGCGAATTCAGAATCCCCAGCGGCTGTCCGGCACCATTGCCGTTGATCAGCGCGTCGTTGAGTTTCCACTGAATAGCGGCAGGCGCTTTCCGCTGCACAAAGGCGCCCATAGCTGGCGCATCCTCGACCAGTTCGTCGGTTAAATAGACCAGGACCATCATCTTGTTAGCCCGCACGGTCAACGGCTTTAGATTTGGCTTGGTCTGCGTTGTCGCGGTCGATTCATCGACCCAATAGGCGCGCACACCGCTTGCATGCCACGGTGCGTTTTCGTCTACCGGCACCACTAGTTGATTGGAGCTGGTACGTTGCTGATCACACATACCGAGCAGCGACTCTTCGCCCTCAACCAGCCGCACGATGTCCGAGCGCCAATCTGGCGGAATGGCAAACCCGCCATCCTCGCCGAGCGACTCCGTCCCGATCGTGGTAGCCGCGGCGCGGATCAACCGAGAATCGACCTGACCGCGAACTTCTGCATCGCGCACGGCGGCGAAATACTCGCCAATGTGCGAGAAGCCCCAGCGACCACGCTCTTGATCGCCGACTAGGCGGGTATGTTGCAGTCCGTCACTACCGCGCTGACGGGTGGGAGTCTGTGGCGCGGGCGGATCAATTCGAGCCGGGGCGGGTGCTGTCGCAACCGCTTGCACCGGGGCGGGCTCACTGCGACGGCCGGTGCCCTGCTGCGCACGATCAGCCTGATCGGCAATGCGGGAACGGCGCTTGAGCTCGATCTCCGTCTGGTCGAATTCCTCCAGAATGTTATCGATCTCGTTGGATTCTTCCACGGTTAGATCGCGTTTTTCCTGATCGGCCTTCGCCTGAATTGCTTGCGCGCGGTCGGTCAACTCGCCCAGCTTCTGTTTGACGTCTGCGATGTCCATTTACAACTCCTTGAAAATAAAAAAAGGGCCTGCTCGGAATGAACAGACCCTCGGGATGGCGAAGCGCCGCGGAAACTAGCGGCGTCCAGTTCACTGCAAAGTCACAGTCGACCAGCGCGCTGTGCCAGTTCACGCGTACGCGCACGCACCAGATCGGCACGCGGCGTATGGGCTTTCTTCTGCACCGCGGAGCGCAGCTCCGGCGGCACGTTCTTAAAACGGGTTGGATCGAAATGAGCGGCAATGGCAAGATCCTTCGTCACTTCATCGACGAAGCCCTCCTCCATCGCCTGTCCGCCACGCATCCAGGTCTCGGCATCCATCAATGCGCGAATGTGCTCGCCGTCGTTCTTGGTGCGTCGCTCATAGGTAGTGACGATGTTCTCACGCACTTGATCCAGGACATCGGCCTGCGCGCGCATGTCCTCGGCGGTGCCCATCGTGATCGACCACGGGTTATGGATCATGAACATGGCGTTTTCGGCCATGGAAATCTTGTCTCCGGCCATCGCTACCACGGTCGCTGCAGACAACGCCATGCCGTCGATCGACACTTCCTTGCGGGCGTTGTGTCGGCGCAGTGTGTTGTACATGGCCATGGCGTCGAACACATCCCCGCCAGGACTATTGATCCTCACCTGCAGCGTGACGATGTCTTTTCCCAGCGCCTTGAGATCCTCGGCGAACTGCTTGGCCGAAATTCCCCCGAACCACGATTCCCCGATGTCGTCGTAGATCATGATCTCCGCCGCCTTCTCCGACTTCATGCGAATGCGATAGTTGGCCATGCTCGTTCACTCCTGTGCCACTCAATTGATGGATGTGCCCGGTGCCGACATATTCCGAATGGGATGCACCTGGGGTATCTTGGGTGATGGCTGCTCCGGTCCAGATCAGCAGACCGCCATCGCCGACGCTCGAGCGATGCACCGTTCTATGCGCTGAAGTGATCGCCTCGCCGGCGTGCGCGCCCATACCGCCGCAGGCGATGTAACGCCGCCGCACAATCGCAGGCACACGCACATGCTGCGTGCCAGCCATGCCGCCAAAGACCAGACCACCATCGGCCACAAAGTCGTAGTCGACGGTAAGCGGCAGATCGAGTTGCGGTAGCCGTAGCTTCCGACGCCGCTTGTAGTTCGACCAGGCGCCGCGCGTTTCCTCTACGGGCCCGCCGCTCGTCTCGGCCTCGCCCGAGAACACCAACCCGCCATCGGCCTCGTACTCCCAGGCCACGTCCGAGCGTTCGGTCAGCGCGCTGTCGCCGAACACCATGCCGCCGCGGCCGATGTAGGACTGCCCGGTTTCGGCGCCGGCGCACGTCACCATATCCTGATCGAACCAGCCGATCAGTTCTGCGATGCCGCTATCGAACCAGCAAGCTGGACATAGCCCCGGATCGAATGTGGTCAACGGCGCCATACACGCGATCCCAAAAAAAAGGCCCGCTCAGAATTGAGCGGGCCTGGGTACGAACGAAAGTGTCAGTTCACTGTTGCGCCACCATAGCGAGACGCGGCGGTATCGACCATGCGCGAATGGCTTGCACGACGGCGCGAGGATCCATGAAGGCCTCCGCGTCGTAGGATTCGTTTTCCCACACGTCGAATTGATTCTTGCGCAGGTACTTGCGATCCTTCAGCAAGTTCAAGTTTTCCGGATAGCCGAAGATCAACGGGTCGGATTTGGACCACAGCACTACTCCGGGTTTTGGAACGTGATGCGCCAAATGTTGCAAAAAGCTGTCAATGCAGATGAAAAAATCGCACCGGATTAGAAGCGCTGTAATTTCCTTTAGAGGCAGATTCGTGCGGAAGTCCTCGACTAGCGGCTGTTGCTCCTCATCGTCTCGCCCGATCTGGATGATTTCCTCGTCGAGCAGAGCGATCAGTTGCGGCCAGTATGGGAACTGCTTGGCATTCTTCAGGCCATTGCGCAACTGCTGCGCGTACGGTTGGATCAAGATCATTGCAGATACATTTTCCGGTAGGCTTCCACGATATGACCGCGCCAATTCCACTGCGACATTTCGTCGTAGACGTTTTCCTTGCTCTGCTCTTTCGCTTTTTCATACGGGATTAGCACAACGTCGTCGTTTTCAAAAACCTCCGGATATATGCTGCCGATCACTACCGTTTCATATTTCTGTTTCAGCTCCGGCAGAATATTGCGAAATGCCAAACAGTCTCCGAGCCCGACGCCAAGGTGGATCAGCTTGACGCTGAATTCTTTCTCCATGATCTCCATGAACTCGCGATGGTCGAAGGCATACGCCCACTTGTAATCAGCTTCGCGCGTGCCGCCTTTGCGGGCTTTGAAATGTAGTGTATGGATCGAGGTGTCCGCAATCAGCTTCCAGCCGGCACGCTTGAGACGATGAGTGAAAATGCTTTCCTCATGAAAAGCAACCTGCGACATATCGCTCTTGTAGTTGACGATTCCGGCGCGATACAGGAATGAGCTATACAGGAAATCAACCTCGTGCGTGCCTTGGTTAGGCGCCCATTGCACGTTTCCCCCGTGGAAGAAATCCGCAATCTTGCTGGTGCCACCGGGAAACTGCCGCTCGATCTCATAGACCGCGCCACCCACTGCACCCACGTCGTCGGCCATGTGCGCGAGCAGCCGCTCGAGTACATCCGGCTCCGGCAGGCTGTCGTCGTCCAGCCGCCACACGTAGTCATAGCCTGCAGTGTTGGCCATCTGATGCGCCACGTGCTGACCGCGGCCGGGAGTAAACAGTACCTCCCACTCGATGCCGTGGCGGTTCAGCAGTGGCAGCATGTAACGGCCGATGTCGTGCTCGCGCAGATCCTTGCGCTCGCCGTCGTCGTAGATGCAGACCTTGTCCGGCTTTACCGATTGAAACGCGATGGCCTGCAAGCAGTGCATGAGCGCGTCGTAGCGGTTCTTGGTCGGGATCGAGCACAAGATGCGTTTGCGCTCCTTGTACGTCTCGCCCTCGTGCCACTCCATCATCAGCAAATTAGGATTCTGCGCGACCGGGTAGCTTTCGATGTTCCCCGGCATGTGCATGTAGCTGTACTTGAACTGCGGGAAGTCTTTCTCCGTCAGTTGGTGCAGGACGTGGTGGGCGCCCCAGAAACCGGGCGGTTCCCGGTACGGCGTGGAGAGCAGCAACGTCTTGCAATGCTTCTTCAGCTCCTGCGCGAGCTCGCGACCGTTGCGCACGTGCTCAAGCACCTCGAAGGCGATGATCACGTCCAACCGCTCGATCTTCTCCAAGTACTTGTCTATCGAACTCCAGATGAAAGCATGCCGCTCGTCGCCGAACTGCTCGGTCGCATATTTCACGATCTCGCGCGAGTAGTCCGCGCCAATGTAATGCACGTCGGCCGGCAGATACATCGTGCCGAAGCCAGACGAGCAGCCGAATTCGAGCACGCGATCGCCCGACTTAGTGAACTGCGCCGCCCACTTGTAGCGCGCGATCTCGCGGGCATAGATGTCTGGGTCCACGTCGCCGCGACCCAAGACGGTGCGCTCCCACTGATTTCCTAAGCGGTCTTGATCAGGATGAACAGGCATGGATAGCTAAAGCTTTATCCAGGCTAGTTATACTCGTCAATACATAGCCAGCCTGCGCCACCGGAACCACCGCTGCGCAAGCCCGAGGTGATCAAAATTGCGCCCGCACCGCCGGCCCCGTTCGCCAGTGCATTGCCGCCGTTAGAACTGGCCGTGACAACTCCAACTCCACCCCCGCCGAAGATGGAATTTCCACCGGTACCACCGACACCAGTCACCTGTGATGCCATAAAACCCCATCCGCCAGCCTTGCCAGCCGCTGTAACGTCACCGCTATAACCAGCGATCCCGGCCGCCACACCGATAAATTTGGTCGCGGTCGCGCTCTGTTGCCCGATCGCACCGCCCTGACCACCAGATGCCGCCACGACGGTCGATCCTGAAAACAGCGTGACAGTTCCGGTGCCTCCGGATACACCTATGCCTCCGGCCACCGCAACACCGACGCCGTAGTTGAACCATGTGGATGCGGCCATGGTCATGTACTTGCGCGTATAACCGCCACCGGCGCCGCCACCCCCGACCGCACCAGAGGATGCTGTGGTAGATGACACACCACCACCTGCGCCCCCGGCTCCAATGAGTTGAATGTCGGCAAAGTTAGTCGTCGCCTGGCTCTGGAAGCTACCAGTACCGCCGGCCGCGATGATCGTCCGTTTGACGAAGCCGTTGGCCCCAGAGAAACCGCTGATGCCGGAGAAGCCGGAATAGCCGCTCGTCCCAGCTCCGCCCCCGGGCCCGCTGTAGCCCGAATATCCAGACGTGCCAGCACCGCCAGTCGGCCCGCTCCAACCGCTATAACCTGAAATTCCAGACCAACCAGAAAACCCGCTAGTGCCCGCTCCGCCTGTCGCCCCGCTATAACCGGAGTAACCAGAGGCACCCGGATTCTCCCCGCTGAAACCGCTGAATCCGCTTGTCCCGCTGCCCGAGTATCCAGAGATACCCGACCAGCCGCTGTAGCCGCTGGTGCCGCTGCCAGAGTAGCCTGAGTAGCCCGAGGTGCCAGTACCGCCCGCGTTCCCCTGCGGTCCGCTATACCCGGAATATCCGGAGATCCCGGACCAACCCGAAAAGCCGCTCGTGCCAGTACCGCCCGTGCCGCCGGTGGCCCCGGAGTACCCCGAGATCCCGCTCCATCCGGAAAACCCCGAGGTGCCCACACCTCCATTGGTACCGCTGTACCCGCTGATGCCAGACCAGCCGGAGAATCCGCTCGTGCCGGCGCCTGTAGCCCCGCTGTAGCCGCTTACGCCGCTGCCTGAGTACCCGGAGTACCCGGAGATTCCTGACCAGCCAGAAGGCCCGCTGTAGCCGCTGTAGCCGCTTGTGGCGGTTGCCCCGGAGTAGCCGCTGATGCCGGATGTGCCGGCGCCGGTTGCCCCAGAGTAGCCGCTGTAGCCGGAGATCCCGCTGCCGCTGTAACCCGAGTAGCCGGAGGTGCCGCTGGCGCCGTCGACGCCGATAACGCCGTTGCTGCCACTGTACCCAGAGATGCCGCTATAGCCGCTGGCCCCAGCGCCCCCAGCCGGCCCGCTCGCCCCGGTGCCACCGGAGTACCCGCTGTAGCCCGAGCGGCCGGAGAAGCCGCTGTAGGCGACCTCGGACGGGTCCGGCTTTTCTTCCCAGCCCTGCCCCTCGAGCCAGATCAGCGAGTGCCCCGGATCGAGCTCGTAGGCCAGCAGCTCGGCCACCGTAGTGCCGTCCGTGTGCTCCACGGTGAACAACGCGGTGTCGCTGCCGTGCTTGTTGCGGATGCTCAGCGTCTTGAGGTTGCGCTGCGTGTCCGAGCCGGGCGAGTGCACGATCACCGTCGTGGTCGCCGCAGCAATGTGCGTGTTGGTGCGCCCGGGTGTGACGCCGCCTAAAGCGTTGTCCACCCAGGACGCGTGCACGTCCAAAGGTGTCGAGTCCGCGCTGACGATGCGCAGCTCGTCGTTAACCGATGTGAGAAGAAGCATGGCTTAGAGATAGCCCAGCACCTTGGCCAACGCAAAATCCGGCCGGCGCGATTCCGGGATGTCCTCATAGGCCGCCTGCGTCAGCGTCGCTGCTTCCACCACGATCGCGATCTCGGTCAGGCCTTCTACGCCCACGCGGTGAAACTCCACGCGATTGCCGCGCATAAAAGCGTTGATCACGCCCACCTGGCCATCCTCGGCGATCACCCACATGCCCTGGCGCAGCCGGCTCATGCTGTCCCCTGCGAAATGCGCGCGGTGACGGAGGTGGTGTCGCCGGCGTTCACAATCAAATAGGGCCCGTTACCGAAACGCTCAGCCCAGGCAATACGGCCGGAGCCAACGCGGGTCAGGTAGTAACCGTAGTTGGTGCCACTCTGCCCGTCAGCCGCGCTGGTGAACGTCTGCTTCGGATACGCGGCCTGGCTGGGCGTGCCGGGTGTGATGGTCCAATTGGCCGGATCCAGCGTAATGGCCGCGTAGCCGGTCCAGGTTGCCTCCACGTAGTCGTCGGTCGTGTCGGTCTCGGCAGGCGTCACGTTGGTGGCGAACAAACGCAACACCAGATCTTCCGGCGCGCTCTTGTTGAGCAAATAGCCCAGGGAGTCGACCTCGCCGTCACTTGGGACCAGCAGCACCGTTGCCTCCAGTTTGTGGTCTCGGCGTGAGCGCCATCGAAGTCTCGACCACCTGACCGTTCACGCGCACCTCGCGGAAACCCAAAATCAAACCATACTTCTCGAGCGCCGAATTAATGTCTGCCACGCATAGTCGGGTGCGCAATTCGTATTCCGCGTTCAGCTTCGCCTCTGCTACGATTTGCCCATCCGCGAGAGCCGAGCGTTGCCCGTTGTTCGGTCCCATTGCCTTGAATGTCTCCTATTTTCCAATTTCGCCGAAACGCTTTGCCAACGCGAGCACCGCGTTGCGTGTGTCGCCGGTGCCGGGCGTCTTCGGTTCGCTCGGCTGATTTGCGCCAGGCGCTGGTGCTGGCGGATTCTTGACGCGGTCGATATTCGCCTGCGTCTGCTCTCGCATGAGATCCAGCGGCATCATGTTCACCTGCACCAGATAGTCGTCGCCGCCCTTGCCGATCGGGTTCATGTCCTGCAACTCGCGAATGTCGTTTGCGGAGAGCCAGCCGTTTTGCCTGCCGATCGCGAAAGCCTCATGCTGAGACTTGATATCGGCGCGCAGGAGTGAGGCGAAGTTGAGTTTGGTGTAATACACCCCGCGTTGCTGGCGACCGAAAAACTTGATGTCGCATTCCAGTTCTATCCTCCGGGCCCAAGGCAACAAAGTCTGCTGCACGAACTCCAGGGACTGTTGCTCAATGTTGTTGTTTGTTGATCGATCTAGCTCGAACACGCGATGCGGCGGCACGCCGAACCAGCGACAGATTTCGGTGACGCCAAACTTTCTCGATTCCAGAAATTGCGCATCCTCTGGAGGCACTGCAATCTGCTTCCACTGCATGCCCTGATCGATGTACGTGGTCTGCCCAGCTCGCCCAGGGCCGCGGTATTTGTCGTTGAACTCCTTCAGCATGGCGTCAACCGCTTCCGGAGATAGGGCCTTGCCCACCGGCGCCTCGATCACCCCGCCCAGGTGCGCGCCGTTGCCGAAGAAAGCTGCGCCGAACTGCTCCATGGCCAGCCCCAACCCAATGGTCTCGCGCGCTAGCCCGATTACCGAATAGCCCATAACTCCGTCACCAAGGCCATGTAGGTGCAAGATATCGGCGGGCGCGAATTCGGTAACCTCCCTGGTGCGATTACTGACGCGATACATCAACTCATCGAATTCATTTCGAAATGTGCTTACGCGCCACGGCTCAATCGGCCAAAGATTGACCGGTTCTCCGCGGTTGTTGCGCTCGATCTCGGCGAAGGCGTTTCCGCGCAGGATCGCATACTGCAGCATCGTCTCCCAGAAACTTACGGCGTTGATCTCCGGGTTCGGCTGCATGGAAATCAGCCAGTCGGCCGCATGCGTCGGCATCTTTATTCGGCTCGCCCCATCCTGCCGATAGACTCTGAACGGCATGCACGCGATCGGCTCTACGATAGTTCGCACCGCCGCGTAGACGGTGCTGAGCGTCATTGCGTTATCTTCGATGACATGCACGCCACTAACATTGCGCGCGTAACGATGTTGCGCATGGCGACCGCCCGCCACATCGCGTGCCGTCTGCGCCACATTGCGCACGCTCTGCCACCAGCCGCTAAGTATCGTCATGGGATTGCGCATGTTGTTGTTGCTCCTTGGCCAAACGCTGCTGGGCTTTCGCTTCCCAATAGGAACGAATCGGTGTTAGCGGCATGGGTGGTTGTGCCGGAGTCTCGTCTGCATCGGGCTCGACGATCTCACCGGCAGGCTCCGGTGCCTGATCGCCATGGCGCGCGACTAACTGTTCGTAGTAGCTTGGCGCGTCCGGGCGGGAGAGCAACGCTCGGGACATCGCCATGATCAGGGCGATGCTCGCATCGATTTTGTTTTCGACGCGCTCTTTCCGGGGATAGATGTTGTCCTTTACATCGCGATGGCAAACCACGTTGCCGATCATCCAACCGAACACCGGATCGCCGTTGTGGTGAAATCGTCTCGGCCGCGCAGCGATCAGCTCCTCGATCTCTTTCATCGGTGGGGAGAAATGCAGAATCAGCGGCCTCACCTCCACCATCGGCAAGCCTTCGTCGATCATCTCGCTCGCGAACTGCTGCAACTGGGCCGGATCGAAACCAATCTCGCCCAATTCAAAGCGTTGCAGATCGCCATCCACGTCCGACGCTCCAATCAACTCCTCGCGCACGTCGGCGATGTCGGTGACGTTGCCGTTGGACACCCGGATCCAGCCATCACGCTCCCAGCCGGCTAGTTGTTCGTTGCCCTTCGCTTCGATCAGCGTGCGATTCGAGTAGTAGCGTCCAAACGCGTAGTAGTGAGTCTGCAGCGCGCCGCCTTCGCCGGTAGTCAACTCACGGGTGAACACCTTCACCTTGGCGAACAAGTCCTTTTTGAAAGCAGCGTCTAGCCCGACGATGCAGCGTTCACCATGAAAGTCTGATTCCTTCAGCGTCGGATCCGCGCACGCTTCCCATTCGAGCATGTTCATCCATCCGGCATCCGCTCCGACCCATACGTTGCAACGCTTGGTGAGAAACTCGCCGAGTGCGGCGGCCTGCGTAGCGGCCATGCGCGTCATGCGCCGCATGTCCTCCAAGTCGACCGAGATGCCTAGATTGGGATTCGCCTTGATCCAGTTCGTCTCGTTGAACGGGTCTTTTTCTTCCCCGGCATCCAGCGTATAGATGATGCCCCAGGTGCTGTCATCCTCGGCGCAGTTGCCTTCGACCTTGTAACCCAGACCGCCGTGCGCCAACAGCGTCGCATTGAGAATCTTGGTGATATACAGCCGCACGTCGTAACACACGCCGGAACGATCCGATCCGGCTGTGGTGATCTTCCAGATCAGCGGTTGCGCGCGCGAACCCAGGCTGCTATCGATGACGTCATGGACGCGGCGTGTCTTGTGAGCGTGGAGCTCGTCAATTGCAGCGAATGACGTATTGAGCCCGTCAAGCGTACTGCCTTCGGCCGAAAGAGGAACCATCTTCGAGCCGCTGAGGTCGATCGCGAGGGAATTCTCGTAGACGCGTACTCCGAACTGCCGGCGAAATTCCGGCTCCAATTGCGCCATCTGCTTGGCGATGTTGAAAACGATCTTGGCCTGCTCGCGCGTGGTGGCTGCGGCGTAGACTTCGGCCCCCATCTCGTTATCGATGGTCAATGCCGCCAGGCTGAGCGCGCCCAGGATGCTGGTCTTCGCGTTCTTGCGGCCTACGTCCAAGTAGGCAGTGCGAAAGCGGCGCATGCCGGTTTTGCGATGCACCCATCCGTAGACACAACACAGACAGAAACATTGCCACGGCTCGAGCACGATATGCATGCCGGCCCATTGCGCGCCCTTCACATGCGGCAGCAATTCCACGAACGCGCACCGTTGCTCTGCCTTGTCCGCATCGAAACGATAGGGCCAACTTTTATCGGTCTTGCTGCGTTCCAGATCGTCGATCTGGCGCTGACACGCGGCCTTCACCCATTTGCAGGCTAGGATCTTTCCGCTCAGTACGTCGCGCGCGTATCGCTCGGCCGTCTTGACGTGCGGCGTATTCATTTAATCCCGCGCACGTACTCCTGGCAGCTCGCTAGTTTTTGGGCGCACTCGTCGGCTGTTGCCAGGATGTCGATGAGCCCGTCTCGCCGATCGCCTTGTACGCATCTAGGAAGCTCCCCGGTATCGGCAGGGGCTGCATCCACGGTTCGTTGATCGTCGACGGTGGCTGCGGGCACGGGGCCGCTACCGCTATGGGCTTTGGCGGCGCTGGCGCGCAGGCCGTCATAGCGAACGCGCAGAGCAGAATAGCTGGTGTTGAACGCACTGGTGGTCTCCTGCACCTTCCGGGCCCCAGCGGCTTCGATCTGCTGGTTTTCCTCCAGGCGCTTAATAATCTCTGCCGCAGCGGCACTCTGATAGTCAGCCAAGTCTTGCTTGGCTTTGGCCGTCTGCTCGAGCGCGGCCGACGTCTCATGCTGGGCATGCCATACGCGCACCTGTTGCGCTCCGCCTATCAGCAGAGCCAACACCGACATGCCGGCGAACACGTAAACGCTCAGGGGCAGCGGCACTATTTGCTCTTGGTGGTCTTGGTGCTGACGCTGGTGGCGTCGGTCGACGTCGTGGAGTCCGTCTCAGCGGCCCGGCGCCCCTCGTCGTAGGTCTTGTAGATGAACCCCATCAGGGCGCTTGCCGGCACGGTCAGGGCCGCTATCACCAAGCCGAGCTCGGCACCGCTCTTGCCCGGCAAGCTGGCGTAGCCCTTCGCCCAGCGGTACACGTCGATCATCATCCACAGCACGGCGATGATCATGGCGCGCCGGATGATCAGGCGCTGGTCGATGAAGTCCAGCAGGCCGCCGAGCGCTGCATCGGTGAGTGTGCGCAGGCTGGTTATCAGAGCGAGCAGGGTTTTCATGGGGCTTGACAAGTTAGCCTTGTAAGGCTAGAGTGTTTGCAAATGATTACTAGACGAATAGCCTCCTACCTGCTAGCCGCCCTTGGCGTGTTGCCTGCCATGATTGCGATCAGGCTGTTGCAGGCCGGAGATCTGAGCCTGGCCGCCTGGCTGGGCGTTCTGGCCGCTGCGTTCTGGGTGGCCGCGTTCAAGGTTGACAGACGCGGCTAAAGACGATGGTCGCCTTCTTCAACGTCTGCGGCCTCGTCGCCCTGCTCTGCGCTCTCGCCCTGTTCTGGCAGCCGAACTTGAGCGCTGCCACCGCAGGCATGTTCATCTGCACGGCCGTGTTCTGGATAGGCGCTGCTTTGCTCCACGAACTGCAACTGCAACGCAAGATGCAATCGATTACGGCGCAACTGCTCGAGCGCAGCATCAAGTCGAGCGCCACTCCCGTCCTGCAACAGCAAGTCTTATCGGTCCGGGCTAAGCCCCTCTCTTGAACTGGCCCCAGCCTGGCTTAGCGGATTCCGCCCCACGCAATTGCGCCGGTTCCATAGTTGCGCCAGGCACTCGAGTGCGCGAACTCGGAGTTAACCCAAACTCCACGCACAGCTTGGCGTACATCTCTTGCGCTCGATTCGATACCGCGAGCCATGGCGATTGCATCGGGTAACCCTTCGGCGATTTCACGAACAGACCGCTACCGCCTCCGGCTTGATCAGCCATCGCCTTGATCTGGTTTTCCGCCTCAAGATATCTGCCCCAGGTGGTACAGACCATCGCGAGAGCTCCGCGGTCGACATGAGCGATGATGCCGCCTAGCAGTTTGGTCAGTCGGTTCCATTCCTTGCGCGCATCCCCCTTCAAGTGACGCGGACATGAAATGTGTTCCGCTGGAGGCGGTCGGAAGTCGTCGATCGGTATCGGACGTTTACCCGGGTTGTTCCTGATGATCTTTAGTGTTGTCGGTGTCGGCTTGCGCCCGCGCGTTGCCATCTGTCGCCTCTGTTAGTTTTCGGGCTATCGAGATTTCTTCAAAAATCCGGCCATCGCCCTCGAGAACAGCCTTGTGCCCGGTGAAGTTCTGCCAGCGCTGAACGGCCACGTCGACATAAACCGGCAGCAGTTCCTGCGCATAACAGATGCGGCCGGTCTGTTCGCAGGCGATCACCGTGGTGCCGCTTCCAAGGAATGGGTCATAGACCGCTTGGCCCGGATTAGAATTGTTTTCGACCGGACGGCGCATGCACTCGACGGGCTTTTGGGTGCTGTGGCCGGTTTCGGATTTCATGTGCTCGATTTGCCAGAGCGTCGTTTGCGACCGGTCGCCGGACCAATGCCCAGTTGCGCCTTTGCGCACGGCATACCAGCATGGCTCGTGCTGCCAGTGATAATCGCCGCGGCTGATTACAAAGCGCGGTTTGGCCCACACTATCTGGCAGCGGATAACAAAGCCGACCGCCTCCAGCGATTGCTGAACAATGGCGGCATGCCGACCGCCATGCCAGCAATAGGCAACCTGACCCGGAAACAGCGCCCACGCCTCGCGCCAGTCAGAGCGGTTATCGTTGCCAACCCGTCCTATGGCTCTAACGGTTAGACCGTTGGGCATATATGCATGATTTCGCCAGTCTGGATCGTAGTCGACCCCATACGGCGGATCCGTGACCATGAGGTTCGGTTTGACGCCAGCGAGCAGCCGCTCCACATCCTCAGTCTTGGTGCTATCCCCGCACGCCACCCGATGCCGCCCACAAAGCCACACGTCGCCCGTAGCGCTTACCGGGCGCGCCGGGATAGGCGGAGCGTCGTCGGGGTCCGTTAAACCGCCTGTCGGGCCAACAAGGCGATCCAATTCTGAAGATCCAAAGCCGATTAGGCCGAGATTTGCTCCAACACCCTGCAACTGCGTGAGCTCGTCACTTAGCAGAGGTAAGTCCCAGTCTGCATTTAACGACAGCTTGTTGTCCGCCAGGATATAGGCTCGGCGCTGAGCTTGCGTCCAGCCGGCGCAATCGATGACCGGCGCGGTTCCGAGCGGTATGCTCTCCCCCCCAGGGAGCTTGATGCCCATGCCTTCCGCGTACAGCAATACGGCCGCTAAAACCCGCCCATGACCGGCGACAATGCCGTCACCGTCAGCCAGAATCGGGTTGGTCCAGCCCCATTCCAGCATCGCGTCCGCGATTTGACGCACTTGCTCCCGACTATGCCTGCGCGCGTTGCGCGCATATGGAACTAGTTCTGCTATCGGCCGAAAGACCGCCTGCACGCCTGCCGTCGCGTTACCCACATACCTCCTTGTATACCCTGCCGCCTTGAAATTCGCGGAAAAATAAATTTTAGCGCGCGCACGCATTCTCGTCGCCAGTCTGCAGAGATCCGGACCCCCCATCCCCCGTCCTACACCGCGCATGGCGCAGTCGACAAAGGCACGCGAGTACATGTGCATAGTCTCAGCGCTGCCACGCACAGCGCCTTATCTAGTCAGTCATAGGTGGGTGATATGACCCGCCAACATAGAAGCCGTGAGACATGCCAGCCCTGCGGCCTGCAGGTTAACGCGACCACCAGACACACCAACAGCAGACAGTATGAACAGGATCAAGGCGGCGATCAGAAAGCCTAGTGCGATCATGACAGTGCTCTCCTATGCGATGCTCAGTAATCGAACCATCATGGCTCCACACTGCAAGCACTTTTTAGTGCCGTCTGGGTTGTCGGCTCCGCAGTTATTGCACTTCATTGTCATGCGATAGCGCATGGTTTTAACTCCTTGAAGCATTTCCGAATCCGTGATCGAAGGTCGCAGTCTTTGCGTCATGGCAGGCCTTTGCAAGCGATTGATGGTTCTCTGGATCCCAGAACAACATTTCGTCACCATGATGCGGCACGATGTGATCGACTATTGAGGCAGCCACTAACTTGCCCGCATGCTTCTCACACATGCAGAACGGATGCGCACGCAGGAACGCTATGCGGTACTTGCGCCACGCAGGCCCATACAGCCGATAGGTAGGCTTGTCCCTGCGTTCGTTGACAGCCCTGCGTATGGTTCTGTCATGATCACTGCATCTGCCTTGGTGGACCAGCTTAGGGCAGGCAGGATAAGTGCAGGGGCGTAATGCAGCGATACTCACGCAGCTACTGCTGTTTCCACAAACGTGGCAGTGACCTTAGCCATGACCCCAGCATTCGACAGATCGGACGCGATGCTCGACTCGATAAACATCGCGATCAACGGATGCGCATTCACGGCGACAGCAGCAGCCAGTTGAGCGGATCTCTGCGCCAGTTCGAGCGAAAGATCGTCTATGTCGTCCGCATTGTCTCGGATGTGCTGCGCCAGATCGCAGATCAGCACAATGGCGCTTTGCTGGACACCAAAGGTGCCCTGAACCTTGACGATGAGATCGTCCAGCGCCTGCATAAAAAATTCCGCTCGCCAGTGGTCTGGGTGACTTAAGCGAACGGAATTTAAGGGGAGGAGTTCGGTTTATGCCGCGGGAGTATTGGCGGCAACGGCAGCTGCAAGCTTGGCAGATTCCGCGCTGAGCGAATCAGCGATCGCCTGCACCTGTGCAGGATTGCCAGCCGCCGCGGTGAGCTGTGCAGACAGGCCGTTAAGCAGCGCGATGGCGCTTTCCTCGACGGTATTGATCTCGGTCACTTTCGCTTGCAGATCGTCCAGCTCTTGCATGATGTGGGCTCCTAGGCTCGTAAAGGCTGCGCTGTTGGCGCTGGAGAGCGTCGCGACGGCAGTCAGAATCGCATCAAGTTTCGCCTCGACCGTATCCAGTCGCAGGAAAATATCGTGCTCCATCAGGACGACGCTGGCGCATCGCTCCCACTCGCATCGCCTTCCTGGGACTCGAGCCGCAGCGCCCATTCCTGAACCTGCTGTGCTGCTTCCTGCTCGCTGATGCCGTAGTTCTCGGCGACTTGGCTGGTCAACGTTCGTTGGTCGGAACTGGGGGTGGCATCGGCCGGCAGGCCGAAATGATCGCGGGTGATCGGCCAGATGCGATCCCAGTTTGCTTCGATGTCAGCCCAGCGCATTTTGTCGGTTTTACCTAGCTGTAATCGGGGTAGATGATCTTGCGCACAGTCGGAAACTTCAGGGGGGCACTTAGCATCGCGGCACGACTGCGCTTGCGACGCGCCGCAGTCTTGGGGTTGAAATCCAAGCGGAGCCCAAGAGCTAACTCGTGGTTTTCCCGCGCAATTTGCGCAGTCAGCTTCCTTCGCTGCTTAGACAAAATCGCGTTTTCCAATTAGAGATCAGCGACATCCGGCTAACCTGTAGAATTTATTTTTCATGTTTCTAGGGCGAATTTAGGCACTTTTCCTACAAGTGTCAAGGGTTTTTAAGCCGGGTCTGGCTAGCCGACCAGTCCGCTCTCCCCGAATTCACGGGCCAACTGCTCGTCGGTGCGCCGGTGTAGCTCGTTCACCGAATCCCAAACTCGGAGCCCGTACTTTTCGACCGTTTTCGGGTTGATGGCGAGCTGCTCGGCGATCGAGCGATAGGTTGGCCGGTTGGCGGTGCTGAACAGAAACGAACGCTTCACCAGCAGCAGGATCAGCCGCCTGGACGTGATGCCGGTGCCGATCACTCGCGGGATGACGAAATCGACGATGCGATGTACCTCGTTCAACCGATGCGGTCCGTGCCGATACCAGCACTCAACGCACGCTCGATCAACCGGCCGGAGGTGGTGATCGACATGAGCCCTGATCATTGCCGCCTGCACGTGCCATTCCGTGGGGCTGAGATCGTGGATCGAGTACACCGCCCCCTTAAGCAACCGACCGAGCTGCGAGCGCGCAGTCACCGGAAAATACTCGATCTCGTAGGCGAATCGCAGCGCGTGATCAACGGTGCGAAACAGCGGAGTGTCAAGCATCCCGCCACTCGAATTCGGCGACTTCTGGATCCTCTGTGCACGGGATGCCGTTGAACGTCGGAGGAGCATCTTTCATCGGCTGGAATTGAAACGGCCCAGATGGGCGGGCTCGCAATTTCAGATCGTCCATGCGATCTGGATTAAGCACGATCACCGCAGGTTTGTCGCCGTGATGAGCAACCGCATAGCGATAGATCGCTTTGAGGATTTTCGTCTCCAGCTCGCTCATTTGCCCGCCTTCAGCTGTTTGCGCAATTCGTGGCAGATGCCGCAGCGCCAGTAGCGTTGCTCGCGCTTGCCTTTGCCAGCTAGATACCACTGCCCGCCTTCTTCCGCCTTGCGCATGGTGTTGCAACTCCGGCAGAAGCGCATGCCGGTGATGCGCCTGGCGGCAGCATCGACTAGCTTGACCAGCTCGTTGGTTGGCCTGCTCAAAACGGCTTCTCCTCGCGATTGCGCACTACGCGTTCACCGATCCCCGGTAAGCGCAACTCGCCCTGCCTCCTTGGCGTCTTGCGATTGCGCCCGCCGCGCTTGACGATCGATGACCAGCTCGTGGCCATGTTCGTCATGTCGATCATGCGCAATCCGTCCTCCATGCGTTTGCCATGCCATCCGTGCACATAGACAATCCAGCCGGCGCGTTTGACGTGATCGAATTCGCCGAGTGCCGTGATCTTGGCAATGCGTGCCGCCACGTTCGATGCGCTGGTGGTCTGCACCGCCAGCGTTATGCCGGGCTTGATCGCCAGGATGTCGATGAAGCCGAACAGATCGACCTTGTACACCAGCGGCTCGCGGCCAGGTTCCTTCGGCGGTATGCGCATGTTCTTTTCGGTGATCTCGCAAAAAAACCCTTGTTTGCGCAGCAGCCGCAGGCTCAGTTCAGTCGGGCTGGCCATCAGCCCTCCTCGCCTGGCTGTCGAATCACCACCACAAACGCCAGCGCTTCTCTCGCCAGTCGATCAGCATACACACCAACCCGCTCTCCAACCTCCAGCCTCGCCAGGATCCGCCGCGCCCAGTCCAGCCCGTCTCCCTTGGCTTCGATCGTGATCGGCTCTTGGCCTATCTCCGCCATTGGCAACGTTCGTTGGTCGCGTTCATCTCCAAGAATTACCCAGGCATGATCGCGGCAATACCATGGGCCGAGCCCGTTAGTGGATTGGCTGATGGTTCCGCGTGCGCCACATCGAGCACCGTGGTCGTTGAATGGGCAGCCAAGATCAACGATCTGGCCGTCGACCTTTACCACCTTCCCGGATCTGTTCTCGGGTACGGCGCTGATGCTGGTTTTGAAGTTCACCTTGGAAATTTATTTCCCGGTTTTGAATTTTTGTTCGAGTGCTCGGGCGATTGCGACGGCATCGCGTCCGGTCTTGACTGGAGAGGGAGCCTGGTTTTGATTCGATTCAACTTCACTTCGATTCGATTCTCTTCGATTCAACTTCACTTCACTTCTCTTCACTTCAGCAAGCGGGCGCGTAGCGTTCGCTGTGCGTTCGCGTAGCGTTTTTTTGGCAAGTCCTTGTATATTTTCATTAGTCGAAATATCGACTATCGGCATAGCGCTAGCTAGGCGTTCGATAGGCGTTCGCTGCGCGTCAGCATCGCGTTCGCGTAGCGTTTTTTCTGCAACTGCTTGAATCTTTTCGGCGTCATCCCATGGTGATCCGCATACCCTTCGTTTGACATGCCGTAGAATCTGTCTAAATCGCGGAACGTGGATGTGCCGCTTGTCGTGCGAGTTGTAAACTCGAATGAGATCGCAACCGACCAAAGTTTCGAGCACTGCGGATACCTTGGCGTCGGTATCGAGGCCGTAGGCGCTCCAGAGCCGGCGGAGCCGGGGAGGGCTAGCCTCCATGTTTCCGACATCGTCTATCGACAGCAGCAGGACGATGTAGCAAACGCGTGCAGTGTTGTCGTGCAGTTCGATCCAGCGATCCGAGTCGAGCAGCGAGTCACGGATGATGCGGTTGGGCATAGTTCACAACCCAGCGAGTCTGCCCTGCATCAATTGCATTTCGTCGTCGTCCTCCGAGGCGTATAGGGTCGCAATCCTAGCCGCCACAACCGCGCGCTGGCTTTCGTTCAGATGCCTCCGGTGCAGATTGGCAGATATAACAAACGGGACCAGATCCGCCTCTGTGCCCTCGAAGACTTGAGCCTTAACCGGAATGCCCAACTCTTCACAAGCACGCTCTCGGTGCCTTCCATCGAGCGTCATGCCGCGCCAGGTCCAGATCCGTTCTCGCTGCCCGTTTGCGGCAATGTCCGCCTTGAGCGCTGCGTACTCCGTCTCCATCATCGACGGGAAGATGTTGGCCACTGGATGTGCGTTCACGCCTTCTCCCTCCGCATCATCCCGCGCAGCAATTCATTCTCGGCCGCTAGCCGCGCGTTCTGTTCCTTGGATAGTCGAAGCTCGCGTTCCAACTCCGACTCAAGCCTGACCAATTCGTACCCGCGTCGATCCGCCAACCAGATCAGCGGCACCTCGTTGCCACATAGGTCGAACAGATCGGCGAAGCGATCAGAAGGGAAGTGGGCCTCGCCGGATTTGATGCGGGCCCAAACGCCGGGATCGATATCCATCCGGCGGCAGAAATCCTTATCGTTCTTGAAACCGGCGAGATCCACGCACAACCCGACCGCCTTGTGCATGCTCGGTTGCCGGCGCACCGCCGCAATATCCACCTCTTGCATGGAGCCGCGGATGGCGAGATCGAGCTGGTTCAACAATGCTCCAATGATCAATTGACTCGCGTGGACGGACCCACCTGGCGCTAACTATTCGCTAGGCAGCGACCCGTTTCTGTCTGCCCGCTCGCTTCTTCTCGATCGAGCGGAAATAGTCGTACAACTTTTGGGCCGTAGGTAGCGACGGATCCTGATGCACGCCCTGAACATACTTGACCAGCGTCCAATACGGCACGCCGGACTCGTTGGCCACGACGGTCAGCTGACGGCCTTGGCGGGCGATCTCCAGGCATTCCTTCACGTAGTCCAGGCGCACCCGGACGTACTCGATCATGGTTTTTTCAGTCATGGAACAATTATTAGCCGAACCGTGCTAAGCACGCAAGTGGAATTTTCGCAGCACCTGGCTAGAAGGCCCGCGTAGAGTGCCAAGCCTATGAACGAAAAGAGCTATCAGAAAAGCCGTAAGGCCCTGGCCGACAACCTCAACGAGCTGATCGGGGGTAAAGGATTGAGCGTCAACGGCGAAGCGCACCGCCGCAAAATTCCGCAGCGCAGCCTGGAAAATCTCACCAACCTTGACGTGGACCCGCGTTTGAGCACAATAGCTGGCGTGGCTCACGCCTTCGGGCTCGAGCCGTGGCAAGCGCTGCTACCCCATGCGGAGATCGAAACCAGAAAGCGCTGCATGGATTGGCTGCGACTATGGAATAGCGCTACCGCGCCGACGAGGCGCGTGATGGAAATGGCCCTGCGTCTGGCACTAGAAGAAGAACAGGCCGATCAAAAACAATACGCAGACGCTGAGGAAGTCGCGCATGGTGAGCGACGCCGGGAGGACCGACGCACTAGTTGAACTGCGGGAACAGCAGGAGCAGCAGCTCGTAGCCTATTTTCGAGAGTGTGGGATCGAGGATCGGGACGCAATCCTGCTCCTGTTACGATCGGCTGCCGCCCATCATCACGACTCACCCGCCTGGCCTGCCAACGTCATTCCATTGCGCTGCAGCGCCAGATACTGCAGCAATGCGGGCCAACGGCAAGAAGCCCGATGCGCCGGTTGCTATTGGGCCTAAGCGCTAACACCTAGAATCGACGGCGGAATCCTCTTCCGCTGTTTCTTTTCGTCCATCGTTAGCACGATTGTGCTTGACATGTCTAGCCGGGTGCGGCTAGACTTCGTCACGTCATAAGCATTTTTGGAGGAGACGACGTTGGCAACCAAAAAACTGAACGTGCTGGAGCTGCGCAAAGGCCTTGCCCTCAATCAATCCGACTTCTGGGGACGCGTGCACGTCACCCAGTCTGGCGGCTCTCGCTTCGAGCGTGGCGACCGCGCGGTACCGAAGCCGGTGCGCGCGCTTTTGGGCGCGGTCTATTTGGGCGAAAAGGTGCGGCCGTACAAGGCGAGGCGCAAGTGAAACTTAGGACGGGTCTGCAGCGTTGCAGCCGGCAGTGGGTTAGATCAAACAGCCTACTACCGGGTGCAATTGAGCGCCGACGTGCGCCGCGCACGATCACTGCGGCAAATTCCAACGAGGTAATTATGTCAACAGCTCTACCATCTAACCTACCGCTTTACAGCGAGATTCAAGATCCGAAGGCCAGTAAGAACGTGCGCCACGTTATCCGCGATGCGATCAGCAATGACCAGATTTTCAAAGATATCGCACCGTACATAGTCAATGGCGGAAAGTGTGGCCACAAGGTCATGGATATCGCGGCGTCGATCGACATCATCATCGCCTACGATCATGCCAACGGCAATCGGCTGGAGGCGTTCAAGCTCAACAAGAAACAGTTGGGCGATCAGTTCAAGAACGTGCTGCGCGAGCGCTATGAGTTGGACAAAGCCTGGAAGATCACGGCACTGAGCAAGCGAGTGACCGATCAAAGGGCATCGGAGTAACTGAGAGTTGCTGGCCGTCAATTCTGGCGGCCAGCTTTTTTTAGGAGGCGATCGTGAGTGCACAATTGAATAACGTCATCGATTTCGGCGCATCTAAAGCGCTCGCTGCCCTGCAGCGGATTGTTCAGGCCGAGGCCGCCAGCGGCGAGTCCGCTAAGCGGACACGAGAAGATTGGCGAGAGTACGGCGCCGAGCTTCTGGAGGCCCGCGCCAAGATGCCAAACAACAAAGAATTCGGTCGGTGGATTACCGAGAACGGACTCGATGTCGCACCGGCAACTACACCCGGCGTGCGCAGCGATGCTATGTGGCTGGCCGAACAATGGCTTCAGTTCTGTCTTACGGACCTCCATAAGACAGGTTTGAACCGGCCAGATGACATCCGCAAAGCCTGCCGTAAGGCCGGCTATGACTGGGCGATAACGAGGAAACCAGACCCGGCTCCGCCCACACCGACGACTGTTGGGTGGACTGTGGCTGTACAGCATCATCTCGGCGGGATGATGCCGAAGGGCTGCGCGAGCAAAACGCTCATTAACCAGAAGGCCAAGATCGAAGCTGAACTAGGACACGAGATCCCGAAAAGCGTCGTACTGGATAGCGAGGAGGCCCGAGAGATCGCCGCCGCCGTGCGGCGTCGCGCCGATAAACTCAACCCGACAGCAGCCCTAGCTGCAGCGGAGCGCGCGCATTCGGAAGTGCAGGCAGAGGTGGCAACGTTCCCAGAATCGGCAAAAGCCAAGTTTGAACGCTTGGTAGCAAAAGACCACGCCGCTATGCAAGTGCGTTATCAGTATGACCTTGAGAACGGCATTGAGAAAGGCATCAAAGCCAAAGTCGATGAACGTTTCAAGCTCCAACAGGAGTATTTGAACGAGCGCCAAACGAAGATGAATATAGAACACGGACAACTGGCCATCCGTGAGAAGACGCTCGATCAGTGGATGACCAAGGAAGAATTCAAACTGGTGCTTGGATGCCTGCATCCGGATCGCCAGCCGGAGGATCAGCGCGCGAAGTACGACCGGGCCTTTCAGATTTTCAAACGGCTTGAACAACATCTAGAGCCGGATGGTCGAGTGCTACGGGGGCGGGGGTGGTCATGAAACACACCCACGCTTACGGCCGCTTGGCCAACAACTGGTTTACCAAGCAATTTAGCTTGACCGCCTACAAGCCCCTATGCGGAGCATCGTTTACTGGCGAACGGTTTTACGATGATCTGAGCACCGATCCACAGAAGATAACCTGCGGGCGATGCAATAAACTCGTCATCGAATTGGGTGAACGCAAGTGAAACTCGATCGCCGCCAACTACAGGATCTAATGGAGATCCTCGAAGCCGCCGCGGCATACCACCGCGAACAGTGGTCCGCTTTCGCGCGCCACTCCATCGGCGATCTGGCGGCGGAAGAAAAACGCCTGCACGAATCAGCGCAACTGCTGCTCGGGATCGCGCAGACCGACGCGACCGAACGGGACACGCCGACTCAGAGGCCGCCGCACGCCCCTCCACAGAAGAAACAGGAAGGATAGGGCCATGCCATTCGCCTACTCATTCGGAGATATCGTTAACGTCGCTGATGATCCTCGGGATTCTGCCGTGCCGACCGGAACAGTCGTCGGCCGCGCCGAATACGATGCGAACACCAACGAATACTTGATCGAGCGCGATGATGGTGAGGGAGGCACGATTCAGGAATGGTGGAACGAGGATCAACTAAGTTCAGATGAAATAAATCAGGGCGGCGGTGGCGTTAAGCTACCTGGCGAGGGCGACCCTGGCGTCACGGCGTTCGCCTACGAAATCGGAGACACCATCAAACATAACAACTCCGCTAACACCGGCCGCATCATCGGGCGAGGCGAGTACGCTAGTATGCAAAACGATTATCTGGTAGAGCACGACGACGGCACCGGAACTATCATTCAGAGCTGGTGGGACGAGCCCAACGTAGGGCCATTGCCGGAGCCACAATGACTTGGTACGCCGCACTGTCATTTTTCGCAATTACGGCAACTTACGCTCAATTCGATTCTAACGGCAGCGAAGCATAGAGGAAACAAGATGTCCGCAAGACCAGCATCACCAGCGCATTACGCCGTCAATTACTGGGCCAGCAGCTTCGGCGAGAAGATCCTCGCTCAGGAAATAATTGTCGAAGCGATCGATGCGTTGGACGCAGCGCGCATAGTAATGCGAAGGATAGTTAACGGCCCCATTACTTGCGATGTTCTAATTCTCAGCGTCAATCCCCATTCGCAGGCCTGAACATGTTCACAGCACAACGCCATCCCGAAAGCACGCCCCTCTGGCAATGGTTCCTGGCCGGCATGATCGGAGCATTGCTCATGCTCGCGATCCAGGAGCACTCGCAGCTGCGCGTCAGCAATATGGACACTGTTGGCCAACGCTCCGAGTGCCCGGAGCACGATCAACGCGGGCGCTCTCTAGCCGGTGCGGCGTTGACGCCGGACGGGCAGGCGTATCGGTGCGTGTACTTTCCGGCGGAGAAGAGGCGGCTGTGAACTGGATCATTGCGCTTTTTACCGAGCGATCGGCCTGCGCTTACTGCGGCGCCGACTTCGGCTGGCGGTGGAGATGGTCAGACACCTGGCATCACCCAGCGAACTTCACTTACAACTGCTGTCAGCCTCGCGCCGTCTTTTCCGAGATCAAAGCGCGGCGGGAGAAGTCCAACCCTCCCGCAACCGAAGGCGACTCATGAGCCGCCGCTATCAGTGTCACCGCTGCAAACGCCGCTTCTGGTTCTGGTCTGGCCTGCGCTGGCATATGCTGTTGGAGCACCCGGTACAGTTGGCCGGCTACTCGGGTTTTTCGCATCCGTTTCATAGGAGAAGCTGTCATGACTAGACGTTCCGATCTGCGTGTATGTGGCGTTATCATCGTATCCGCTTGGGATCTCAGGCGCGCTGCTCGCCGCGTGTTCCCTGGCAGCATTGCTAATCAAAGACGCTGGATGCGCGCATGGTTGATGCGGCCTCGCGAGGTGCGCGTGGCCATCGCGTCATGTCTTGCGAAAGAGCCGGATCGTTTCTCCCGTGAGTCTCACATACCCGAGGAGACGCGCTTTAGATTGTCCTCGCGCGTCCAGGAATATATCGACGCCGGCCCACAATAGAAAATTCCTTCGTGAAAGATATGGACTGGATCGACGTTGTCTTTGCTGCCGTTCTAATCATCGTTTTCATCTTCACTGCATTGACAGCCTCATAAACACATATGAGCACGATCGACCCTAGCGATAGATCGCACTGGCTTGGCGGGTCAGATATTTCCAGCATCCTGGGCCTGTCCTCATTTGGAGGCTCGCCTCTCAAAGTTTTTCTCGCGAAGACTGGTCAACTAGATCCATCGGAGGACGAGATTTCCCGCGAACAGGCGAAGCTCTTTCGGCGCGGAAAACTTTTGGAACCGATCGTTTTGCAAATGCTGGTCGACGAGCATCGGGTGCAACTGGTCAAGCGCAGCGAGCCTGGCCATCAAAACCGCTATTACGATCACTTCCATCCATGGATGAGCGCCGAGATCGATGCCGAAATCGCGGTGACGCCCAAACTGCAAGCGCAATTCCCGCAGTTGGAAGATTTGCCCGTGGGCGAGATCGTCAATGTCGAAGTCAAAACCGTCCACCACTTTGCCGCCGAACAATTCGGCGAGGACGGCTCGAGCGACGTTCCTGTTCAATATGCGGCGCAAGTAATGTGGGGTCTCGGCATCACCAATCGAAAGCACTGCATCGTGGCCGCGCTGATCGGCGTCGACAACCTGTGCCTGTATCACATACGAGCGGACGCGGAGACGATTCACGGCATGCGGGAGAAGGCATGCGCATTCTGGTACGACCACGTAATGGCCAATGACCCACCGCCACCGATCCGACTGGAAGACGTCATACGCACCCTATTCCGAC